AACGCCTGCAGCAGATCGTGTGTGGACACATAGCCGACGAGGATGGCGATGTACACAGCATCAAGAGCAACAGAGTCAGTGCTATGATGGAGGACCTGGAGGGGGTGAGCGGGGGGACCATCGTGTGGTCCCGGTGGAGGCACGAGATTGCTGCTACCGTTGAGGCGCTGCGGTCTGCCTACGGAGAGGAGTCGGTTGCGGAGTACCATGGTGGCAACACCAACACGCGTGAGGACGACGCGAGGCGCTTCATCAACAGCGACCGCTGCAGGTTCATGGTCAGCACACAGCAGAGCGGTGGCTACGGCAACACGTGGCTCAAGGGGACGTACACCTACTACATGTCCAACAGCTTCAACCTCGAGCACCGGGTCCAGTCGGAGGACAGGCCGCACAGGGGTGGTCAGACAGAGAAGTGCACCTACACCGACCTCCGAGCTATCGGGACGGTGGACGAGAGGCTGATCGCCGCCCTGAGGGCGAAGATCAATGTCGCTGCGTCGATTCAGGGCGAGGACCCGCGTGCATGGCTCGTGTAGGGGCCTAGCGGACCCTACCCTAGCGCGGCACGGCGCTAGCGCCCTGTGGCATCCTCTCCAGCTGATGGAGCACCCGCCACAGGGTCTACTGCTACTAGCTTCCGAAGAAGTGTGACCAGCGGGGGTCTGCGCGAGCCGCAGCCCGCGTGGCATCAGGGTCTCCGTTCTGGATTGTGTTCTGCCCGTCCTGCCCCTTTGGGCTGGTGATGCCCGGCACCGTGTTGCCTCTGATCGTGGCGAAGCCGGAGCTGATGTTGACCTTGGGCGTCTGGATGCCTTGGTTAGCTGCATCGCTGCGCGGTAGCCAGACCATCACGTTACCCGTCACGTCGATCTTGCCGACATTGTGTAGCGCAATGCCGTTGGTGTGCGAGTTGATGATGACGTTCCCGGCCACGGTCACGTTGTCCATGAAGTTCTTGGCATCCGACCAGATCGACTGCGAGTAGAGGCCATCCCCAATGTCGATGAGGTTATCGCGCAGGACCATTCCGTCTGCCGTTCCCATCAACTGGATGCTGTCGCGGTGATCGCCTGCAAACTCCACCGTATCGGCATCGTGCAGATAATTGCCCTCCATCACAACGTTGGTGGTCGTGCCGGTGTTGATGCCGTCGCTGCGGAACGTGTGTATCTCGTTGCCGCGCAGCACCACGTTATCCGCAGTGATGCCGATGGCCTTCCAGATGGTGTGGATCGTGTTGTTCTCGAGGAGGATGTTGTTGCCCCCGGCTACCTGAACGCCGCGACCAATGCAGGAACCATTAGGATTGCGGTCTCCCTCGATCACGCAGTTCCTCATGACGAAGTTCGTGATGTTGGGAAGGTAGAGGATGTTCTTGCCGTCGCCATCCCCAGTGGCATAGACGTGCTTGAGGTGCAGTCCGTCCAGTGTGAGACCGTCCCGTCCGTTGATCGAACTGGCCGAGAAGGTTGGTCTGTTCGCCGGGTCAGCCGCGCGCAGCGTCGTCCCGTCTGGCAGGTTGGGCATGCTGCCATAGTTGCCACCCGCCAGCGTGAACACTCCTGCGCCGGATGCCAGTGCCGCAGCCAGCTCCGCAGGTCCGTTGACGTCCGCAGCAGGGCCGGGAGTTGGCGTCGGGGTAGGCTCGGGCGCAGGCTCGGGGTCCGGCGCAGGCTCGGGCGCAGGCTCGGGGTCCGGCGCAGGCTCGGGCGCAGGCTCGGGGTCCGGCTCGGGCGCAGGCTCGGGGTCCGGCTCGGGCGCAGGCTCGGGGTCCGGCTCGGGCGCAGGCTCAACAAGATGCGCGGTGATCTCGGAGTACTTGCCCGATGTCTCGACATAGACCTCGACCCTCTGTGAACCGTCGGCAAGGGTCGTGATCCTGATGATGTCGTCCCCGTCCTTGATCTTGGCTCCGTTGGCGTGCTTGAATACAAAGTTGCTCATGGTCTCTCCATTTCTTGGTTGTAGGTTGTCTCTATTGTGGTGGACTGCCCCGCCTCACCCCACTTGCTGTCTGGGTCTGTGAAGGGACTCCCACCAGAGTTGTCCCGATACCAGCCCACCCGACCTGCCGCGTCGGGTGCGCCGTAGCCCTCGTAGATACCAACGATCTGGTGGTGGCGCATCTCCTCAAGCCTGTGCAGCCTGTACGCCTGGATGATCCACGCGCAGGCGAAGCCGACCAGGAACCAGATCACGACGCTGCCCGTCGAGCTGCGCTGGCCCGGCCATGCGCAGCGCAGACCTTGGCGTCGTAGGTCCTGGTGGCGCACAGCCCAGCCATGGCGCTGTCGATCCGGTCCTGGTCCGTGACGGTCAGCCCCTGCGCCGTAGGTAGATCGGGGCCGACTATGTCACTCACTGTCTTCGGTGCATCGGCCAGCGGCAAAGTCCCACACGCCCCCAGCACCAACGCAGAGACGACGAGCATCGCGGGCAGTGATAGCTTTGTTCGATAGGTCATTGTTGATCTCCACGATCTCTGACACGGCATCGGTGGCCGCGTCGTTACGTTGCCAGAGCGTCCACCCTCCAAACATCGCCAGCGCCAAGGCGACGATGATGAGGGTGCGCCCCGCCTTAGTCGCGATGAGCCACATCATGCGCGCTCTCGCGTTCTGTACCCGACCACCCACGTGCCGATGCCTGTGATGGCAAAGGTCATGAGCAGAGCAAACTCTAGCTCGAACCTGGACAGGTCACCGGGCAGGAACTCCGCCGTGACTCCACCCAGAACTGTGGCGAGCGGGGCAACCCACGCGGCTGTCCAGCTGGCATACTTTACCTTGCGGTTGGTGCGGTCGGTTGGTTGGTCCTTCAGCATTGGTCTCTCCTCTCAGAACAGGTCCAGTAGGTATGCAGCGAGCGCACCAAGTGCGGTGAACGCTGCGGCGATGACCGACGTCCGGGTTGCTGATCCGGGCGCGGTCGGGGCGGGTGTGCTCGGGCGCGCGGGCATTGTGCGCCCGAGCATGGCGAGGGCGGTCTGCCCGTCCAGAACTGAGTAACGTCCTATCAGCTTGCCCCGCCCGTCGGTCCTCCACACTGGTATCTGGTCGCCGTTGGCGTCGTAGTCGCCAGTGTCGAAGAGGTGCTTCTCCATGGTGCGGCGCTTGCGCAGCTCCGGTGGCTTGACCCACCCGAAGAAGTGGTCCGAGGCGTTGGGGTCACCCCGGTTGATGGCAGTGACCAGCTTGGCATTCGCCATCTTACCACTCTTGGTGCGGTAGTAGACGCCGCCAGTGTTGAAGTCGAAGCCGATGAGGGCATCGTACTTGTGCTGCGCGATGGGCATCTTGACGTGGCGGTTCACCCGCGCCTCGTAAATCTTGAGGTCTCGCCGGAACTGCGCCATGGCCAGCTTGATCGCCGCATTAACGTCGGTGGGCCAAGCCTTCGACATGTTGGCAGGGTTGGGTGATCCTGCGCCTGCGGTATGCCCAACGCCGTAAGTCTCAAGGCCGGTGCTGTCGTAGTAGACGGTGGGCACCACACCCTCCATCTCCATGATCTCCAGCACGCCTCTGTCTGATGTCTCCATCGGTTCATCCTCTCATCTAGTTTGGTTTTAGCTCGTAGGTCACAGTGTAGGTCGGCTCGAAGTGGGTGCCTCCGTTGCACTGGTACTCAAGGATCAGCCACATCTCAACGCGGCCTATCAGCAGCTCCTCTGGAGGTGTGATGGAGATGTACAGGCGGGCGTCTGAGTTGCCCACCTGCCTCTGTACAGATACCTCCGATCCAGGGAAGGGGATGTTCCGTGCATCACTGAACAGCGACTGACCCCCAACAAACCTGCACCCCTCACCAAGGGAGGTCCGAGCGATGACCAGCACCATGGTCACGTCCTCACCTACCTTCACTGGTTCCTTGACGTAGCTGAGGCCAGGAGGCTGACGGATAACCTTATCCTCCCCGTTCGCCCGCCGTACCTCCTGAGTCAGCTCCTTCACGTCGACCGACAGGGCTGCGAGGGCCTGAGGAGAGTGCCAGACAGCCCTGATCTGGTCTCCGAACGGAGCTATCATCAGGAGGAACAGGCCTGCCAGCCCCAGAGTACTGTATCTGAAGATCACTTTTGCCGCCTCGTCCCACATCCAAGCCTTGGTGAACTTCGGCTCTCTCTTCTCCTCAGGCATCGCAACTCCTTCCTTAATTCAACTCGCAGGCTAGTTTCTTATCGCTACGGCACTCCCCAGCAGGACCGCCCTACCTCCAATATGAAACATCGTCTTAGGCGTGGTGACTGGCGAGCCGCCCTGTATCTGCGGCCAGAGGGTCTTCCACATCTGCTCGTTCATGGCTACCCCGTTGAGGTCGTAGACATGGGTAGGCCAGTCGTTAGTTGACGTTGGGTGGGCAGTCTCGAAAGACTGCGCCACGTAGGTACTCGCGTAGTCGAGCTGACTGTCCCATGCGCCAAGGTCGACGCATACCGCCACCCCGGTCGCCTCCTGCAGGCTGCGGTAGCTGGCATTCTTCGACGGGTTGTACTGGTCGAACTGCGAGACCCGTTGCTGGCTACGTATATCCCAGTCTACATCTCCCGGCACCGGGGCAGGGTCACGCTGGAAGTTCACCGTGTCGCCAATAGCGAGTGGCGGGGAGAGTACGGCACTGAGGGTCATGGAGGCCTTGTTATTGCCCTGGCTAATGATAGCCGAGGACGCCCCGTCACTCTTACGCACCAGACGCGACCCTCCCACTTGGAACGACCCGCGTGGGCTGTCGGTGGTGAACTGCACCCCTGTCACGGAGGCCACCGTGTGTTCGTGGTATGTCTCAGGCTTTGAGCTGTCCGTGTGAAAGATCAGGTTGTTCGCAATGTAGCTCGCGTCGAACTCAAAGATTTGGGCGAACATGTTGCCCTGCGCGTACAGCTTAAACAGGGAAGGCGCAAGCCCATGCCCGGTCAGGTACCTCATGGCCAGCAGGCCGACACACTGGTGGAACTGGTGGTGTGCCCCGTTACCACCGAAGGCCACCTGCCCAAACATGTACGGGAAGGTGCTCTGCACACCCTGTGAGGACATCCGGATGAGCAGGGTCTTCTTCTGCGCGTCGGTCGCCCGGTCGCCAATAAGGTGCCACATTGCGCTATGGTACATGGATGCCTTGTACCGCCCATAGTTGCTGGCCTTGGTCACGTCGCTGTTGTTGACCATGAGACACTGGTAGCCTGTGCCCTTGCCGGTGGTGGCACCATTGCTGATGCCGTATCCAGGGTCGAAGTAGTTCAGCCAAGCGATGAGGGTGGCGGGGTCATGGCTGGGGATACCCGAGAGGCTGCGGCGAGGCAGGCTAGCCACGATATTGTCAAGTGTGTCCGACCACTGCACCCGCTGCAAGGTGCGACCGGAGTGGCCTGAGGCGTTGGGTGCTATCTCCTCTGCACCGGGTGTCCAGTCGATAATGTACAGCGCGTTCATCTGGTTGAACAAGCCGTTGCGGGACTCGTCCTTACTCAGCTGCGACGCCCCGCCAAAGTCGCGGGAGATCGCCTTGAGAAGTACATCACCAGCTTTGAGGGTCAGGGGCAGGGACAGCGCAGCATTTACCCCGGCCCCATACTTGGCATCCATGGCCCCCTGTGTGCCGCCGTTCTGACTGGCCATCTGCTCGTCGAAACCTTGCTGGCTGGACGGGCCGAAGAGGATGGGGTTAAGCATGGCCCCGTGGATGGCGTACCCTTCGCTGACTGATGCCGCTGGCGTCATCGACGTCAGGGTTACAGTGCCACTGTCAATACGCATCCACGCCGGACCGTCCTTAAAGTTGCCCGTAGCCACACCGCTCTGTGTGATGTTGAAAACTGTCGAACCGTGGGTCAGGAGTGTCATGCTGGGTTAAGCTCCGCAATGATGCCAACGGTGCGCGTCTGCCCCGTCTGCGTGTGAGTTAGGTGCTGGGTAACACCCGCTGTTGGAATAGGGGCGTATGACCACAAGGCGTAGAAGTCTTTGGTACCGTCGCCACCGCTCTCACCGCCCGAGCGCAGCGAGCCGACTGTAAGGGCGGGCACCGGAGTAAGTGCGCCGAAGTTGGCACCCCCTATCAAGACACCCCCGACGTCGGTGGTTACTGCGTCCATGTCGAATGTGTCGCCGCTGAAGGATATGGAATGGGACTGCGCGATATTGAGCGGGGTCGTAATGTCTACCCCAGTCCATTCCTCTACACGACAGGCACCAGAGCGCCAACCGCTTGCCGGGGCCACGATAACATCCTGTGTGCCAGCGGCAGCGGGCGCGATGGTGTATATGCCCGCGTGGCTGCGGGAGCTGTTAGACAGCGTTCCAACCGCCATGGTCGTTCCATTGAAGGTTGGAATGTTGGCTCCGCCAGTAGTCATAGACGTATCTCGCGCCGTCAGGTTACTGGCCCAGAGAGGTATCACTACCAAGACGTTCCCAATGGTCGAGAAGGTGAAAGGAATAGTCAGTGCGTCGGAGCCACCAGAGTTCGGGGCCATGACCGTGGCACCACTGACGAAGGTGGGACCACCAGCGGGGGGTGGGCCACCACCTCCACCTGCGTAACGGTACGGAGAGAGGAAATTACTCATGCCTGAATCCCCACCAAGACGACCTTCAGGCCCGTACCAGCAACGGTCGAGCCAACCTGCGTAATACCGACGGTCACTTCGTCGTCCGCCGCGAAGGTGGTTGTGGAGAGGACCGCCGCGACGCTAGCGCCGACAGAGGTCTTAGACCCGTCGTCAAGAGTGAGCAGGGTGCTGAAAATAGACACCCCGTTCTTCTTAACGTCAATGGTCAGCTTGGCTCCGGTGGCCGCCGTGGTCACGTTAGCCTTCACCGAGGACAGGTTGAAGGCGTAGGGCATGCGCATGGTCACCTTAGCCGCGCCCACGGTCAGGTCGGTTGTCTCGTCCGAGGCCGCAATACCGATGAACTCTTTCAGCTCCGCCGCGTTGTTGATCTCGACACCATTCACGTTGAACTTCTTGACGAAGATGTTCGCGATGGCTGCTATCAGAGTACCGATGGTCCGAGTGTCATCCACGTCCACCGTGACGTCCGCGTCGATGGGAGTGCCCCAAGTTATGCCACCACCTCCACCAGAGGGCGCAGCGTTCTTAAACGACCCCGAAGCGACGTCCCAGTAAATCCCGTGACCATCTGCCAGCGCGGACAGGTCAACATCCAGAAGGCTGTTAATGGATTCGCCGGTGAGGTCCTGAAGGTATGCCTTCAGGTCACTGATCTGGGCCTCGGTGACATCGTCCTGGTCGGCCAGTGCGCCGAGGTTCTTGGTGGCCTCGTCTTGGATGTTGGACAGCTTTACCAGCTCCGCATCGGTCAGGATATTCGTCTCTGGCTCCGCGTCGAGAGTGGCGAGAATAAGTGCGCCGAGGGCGTCAAGTTGAACGGACATAGTGAATTCCTTTTATGTGGTGACCGGGTCAGCGCCCGCGAAAAGTTGCTCAGTACCAACGTAGATATCCTGTCCAGCAGCCACAACAGGGTTGATAGTGGCGGAGGCGGAGGTCGACAGGCTTGGGGACACCCCATTGGATGCCACCACTGACCAGACCAGCGGTCCCACCGCCGTGCTGGTGAAGCGGTCACCTAGCATCTGAGCGGTCACGTCTACCCCGTTCTGGGTAAGAGTGCCGATGATGGTAGGTTGGGGTGTTCCACCATACACACCAAAGCCGATAACAAACTCGGTTCCGACTTGTCCAGCGAGCGGAGTTATGGTCGGCGCAGTTGTCAGGGTGGGTGCCTGGTTCGAGGGCACCACCGGGTTGCCCTCGGCTAGCAGGACACCCAGATTGTAGGGGCCGTTCAGCCCCACTTCGATATTGGCCAGAGACTCGACGTGCTGCATGCTGTCGTCTGCAATGACCACTCGATAGTGGGTGCCGCCAGTGCCTGCTTTGTTGGCCCAGAGCGCAGTGGCAATGGAGCCATCGGGCTGGATAGGGGCGTCGATAATGGGCAGCGACGTGACAGTGCCCCCGGTGTCCACATCGTAGCGACTAAGCAGGAACCTAACGAAACCCCCCGTCAGTGGATTGCCGCCCGCATCAGTCAGGATGCCGCTGATTGTCTGCATCGCGATTGTCATGGGCTTCAGCCTCCAAAGATAGATTTGATTACAGCTATGCTAAGACCCATCTCCACCACCAAGGCGTCGGTGGCAGATATCTGCTCAGGCAAGCTTTCCGGAACGGTTATACCATGGCGCAGCAAACCAGCCGCAAACTCTTCCGCAGACAGGCCCAGCGCGGGGTCTGGCGGGGGGTCGGCGGCAATTCCCCAGCTACTCCCATTGAAGGCAGCGTGCGTCCCTGCAGGGGCCGCTGGTGGTGTCTGGGTGGTGGCGTGCGCCGGAAGCAGGTGGGACCCCGGTTGCATGGGGTCGGGCCTAGCGGACCCGGTGCCGAGAAGTCGGCCCGTGGACTCGCAGTAATTGAATATCTTCATGGTTTAACTCCTAGAAGCGAATGCAGGGCAGCATCGCAATGTTCCGAGGTCGGGTCTCTGCACCACCAGTGTTGAAGGTGTTGGCGTTTTGACTATACTCTTGGTACCCATTACCACCAGAAGCGCCGGGCGCTAGGTTACGCAACATGCGCGTGTACGTGAACGGGTGTGCGTGAGCCTGAAAGTCCTGAGCCTGAAAGGAACCCAATGTCCGGCCAGAGTCTACGCCTCGACCATTATCCCACCCTCGTATGAACTCGCCTCGCAGGTCAGGTATGTTGAAGGTGCTGGTTCCGTTGCCCGCGCCAAAGCGCGAACCGATGGAGGAGAACAGCGCACCATAGACTGTTCGCGAGATAGCCGCGCCGTTGCACTCCAGCCACCCAACAGGAGGTGTAGAAGATGCAAAGTGGCTCAGCTGACCGGGGGGTTCTGGTAGCAGCCACGCCCCATAGATGCCCGCTGTCAGACCGCGCCTTGCGGTACGACCTGCCAAGTCCGTCGCTTCTTGTGTAAGCTGATTGGTTGCCTGCTTAACGTAGGTGACTGTGCCAATTGGGCCAAGCGAGGGTGGACGGTTCAAGGTTGTCGCGTCATAGCTCCAGTGGCCTGTCACCTTGATCGCGTTGAAGTCCGACAGGAGCGGTGCAGTACCACCCAGACCATGCGAGCCGTTTGTCATAATCAAGCTCGGTGTGGCGTCAGTCGCAGATGCCACCACACTGAAGAAGTCGTTCGGGTCCAGTGTCTCGAGCTGCTCAATAAGTGAACCCGGCGCTCGGGTGGCAAACCAGACAAAGAGGTTCTGCATCCGGGTGTTGAATGTAGGCTCGTCGCCTTGGTCGGGCAATACCGGAATGCCTGTGATGTTGACGGTCATTTAAAGTTCCTCTACTTTAAGATTTGCGAAGGAGATCGCGGGGCCGGTCAGAGGTATCTCGAAGTCTTGGAAGAAGCCAAAGACCTGCGCGCCAAACTGAGTCTGATCAACTCCGGCGTAGTATAGGGTCGGGGTTGCGCGCAAAGCTGCCAGGGTCCGGCGAACAAAGGCCGCGCGGTCGGTAGGTAGAGAGAACGAGAAGTTAACTGTAGATGCAAAGACTCGTTCAACCAGTATGGCATTGCCGAACGGGTCTTTGTCTTTCGTGGAGTAGTCCTTTATACCAATTGCCGTGCCGTTGTTTGTCTCGCCCAGCTCCCGCGTAACGCCCAGAAGAAGAAGTCCCAGACTGACAATGGAGCCGGGAACGGCGGTCGCCACCGTCACCGTAATGTTATTGCCGGGGTAGCACCTGACATCCTCAAAGATAACATCAGGAATGCTCTCCGCTGCGAGGTCTATGGTAAAGGCAATCCACCAACTGGTGATCGCTTGGCCTCCATTGCGCGACTTCGTGTGGGTTGAGAGCAGGGTTGCCGAGACGTCCCTGACCTCAACTGTGACAGTGCTCCCAACGTAGTTCATCACGGCGACACCTGTGATCAGATTATCGGCCGAGATGGTATAGGTGATACTGTCCGCCTGCGCCACCAAGTTCTGCGTCTTTTTATCGAAGGCCCTCCAGCGGTTTGTGAACCCGAGGTCCAGCCAGTTGGTGCCGTCGTCTACCCTTGGGTCGTTACCGGTATTGGAACCAAGAACCGAGCGGTAGACATGGTGATCCAGCATGACCTCATCGTCTACGGCGTAGGTACTCCCTACAAGCCAGAGAGCCGCATCCGTTTCCGGGACGTCGCTGGCTTGTAGGTTGGCATCGGTCACCTGTATGGTTTGCAGAGCTCTCATGTCGCCTATTCCTTAGATTTAAGCGCGGTCAGGCGGCATGCCTATCTTGTCGTTCTTCTCTGCCAGGTCCGCGATCTGCTTGAGATACCTGTCGGCTCGCAGGGCAAGCTGTCTATTCTCGTCCTGCGTCATTACAAGCTGTCGCTTGATCTCGATTAGCTGCAGCTCCATGGCATCATTTCGAGCCGCCTGCGCGTCCTGAACCTGAGACGATGGGAGGACAGTGGCGGAGGCGGGGGAACCGCTTGGGCTGATGCCTATCTGTCCGAGCACCTTTGAGGCGATCTGCCGATACTCTAGGTCGGTTGACGACTGAGCTCTAGCAACACGCAGGTACTCCCGCACAGCGGTCAGGTCGCCCTCCTGCGCTGCACGCTCCGCATCCCCAAACATCATGTCACTGCGCGCGCCTCTCTGCGCGTAGCTGGTGGCCGCTAGGTCCGCATCATTCAGCAGGTCGTGGACCAGCTTGCGGGTAGCGTCAGACACGGCATCGAAGGCGGGAAGGATGGTCGACAGGCTTCCCGACAAGCCCAGAACGCTTGCGTACAGGTTGGCCCCCGCCTGCGTGGTGACGTCTATGCCATCCACCAGCGCCCGGAACCCCTCACGGCTGGCGGGCAGCTCGAACCCCAGATCAGCGAACGCCCCGGTCAGGTCGCGGGTGACCTTTGCCGCCCGCTCTGCCTCGCTGTAGAAGTTCTGATAGTAGTCGGCACTCACCGCCGCCAGGACTTCCAGACTACCGAAAGCGTCCACTAGGCGCGATGCCGCAGCCGCCCCGGTCAGGGACACGTCCAGAAGAGTCTTATCCATCGCAGAGAATACGGCGTTGACTCCGGTCAGGCTTACCGCAAGGCGCTGCAGAACCTCGTCTGCGCGCTCACCCGCCTTGGCATAGACAGCGGGGTTGAACACGGTACGAGCCATCCGGTCGGCCACTTGGTTAAGCGCCCCCTGGATTGCGGCGTCCATCTGCGACTGATCGAAGGTGCCATCAGCAAAGCCGTAGCCGAACGAGACCGCTGCAAAACTGTCCACCGCGTTGGTGGCGAGGCCAAGGCTCTCCGCCATCTCAACAGTACTGCTTCTGATGCTGGCAACAGCGGCATTGATGCCTGCGGACATGTCTGCAGGTAGCGCTGTTCTGGTTGTCTTGCCACTCTTGAAGGTGGACCCCTTGAAGTGGTCTATCTGAGCGCCTGACAGCAAGCCGGACCCACCCACTAGACCCTCGAACCCAGTAGATGCGTGGGTTCTTTTGAATGCTCCCTTGAGTAGCTTGAACGCACCAAATGCCAGCAGAGCGTAGGGTGCAACAGCACCTATCGCTGCCCCGATGGACGCGATGCTACCACCCGCGAGGGCGGTGCCGACCTGAGCACCCGCTGAGGCGATGCCAGACATCAGACCACCGCCCGCCCCGAAGGTCGCAGCGATGGTGTTTCCGAAGCCAGAGGCGAACGCGGAGCCGAGCGAGCCGATGCTGCCCAGCAGCCCCGTTCCACCACCTCCAGAGCCTCCCAGGAGACCCTTTACAGAGCCTAGAAGGCCCCCGCCGCCACCTACCCCGCCTGCAGCGGCTCCCGACGCTGTGGAGCCTGCTCCAACGCCCAGACTTATCAGTATCTTGTTGCGTGCCGCTGTGGCGATCATGTCGGAGAGCAGCCCCTTGAAGCTGTTCCAGATTTTCTTGGTGAAGTCCTCGAAGTCCTTGAACCCACTGACCACGAAGTCACCCCACGCGGAGGCCACATCGTTGACCATGGGTATCTGGTCCGCGAGCGCATCGTTCATCTTCTGCAGCTCCTTGCTGTAGGCACCCTCAGAGAGGCCCGCGTCAAGCAGCTTGTTCAGCTCGGACAGTTCCTTGTTGTACTTCTTGACCGGGTCAGCCGCGAACTCCAGCTCCTCGATCCTGTCAGCAAGCTCCTTGGCAGACTTCGCAGCCTCCTTGGCTGCAGCGGAGAGGCCCTTGCTCTTGCCACTGCCGCCAGTGCCGATCGGGTCACCATCCAGAGCGTCAGCCAACTTGGTGGCCGCAGCCGCACCATCGTCCATGGTGTCGTTCATCACCTCAATCGGAGCAACAGCAGCCTTAGCAGCTTCCGCGACCGCTGCGCCAGCAGCCTTGATGCGCGCGCCACCCTGATTGATGCTCGCGGTTGCCTGATCCATCAGGCCATCAGCCAGAGCGCCTATCTTCCCACTCGCGTCGGAGACCCCCACAGTCTTCCCGGTGATGGCCTCAAAGGCTGACCCCAGACCGTTGATGAGCATGTCCCAGGCCCGAGCGATCTGAGCGAAGGCTGCGACGAAGGAGCCGACGATGGACGATGCCACGCCAGCCAGAATGTCCATGAGGCCCCATGCGGTGTTACCTATACCAAGGAACACAGCTTCGCCAACAGCGTACACGCGCTTGAACGCCTCCCCAACGCCGCCAGCAGCGCCGACCACCTTGCTCAGCCAGAACACCAGCTCGCCCGCAGCGACGACAACGATGCCAAGGCCAGTGCGGAGAAGAGCTGTGCGTGTCAGGACGAGGCTCGCGATGAACTTACCCATCGCGAGAGTTGCTGCGATGATGGCGGGTGTGTACATCGCAGTCACGATGGCCGCGCCAGCGAGTAGGTACGCCCCGACCCGGTCCAGCTCGCCACCGAGGTTGGCTACGAACGTGATTGCAGACGACAGCCCGCGCAGGAGAAGGGTGATCCCGTCGATCACGCCACGAATGGCCGCAATGAGCCCCGCCTCGCCCATGGCGATGACCACACCCTGCAGGCTCGACCACATGCCGTCCAGAGAGCCACCGAGGTTGTCCCGGATCATGTCGGCCATGCGCTTGGCCTCGCCCTCAACGTTCTCAAGCTCTGTACCGAACTCCCTGAGTCGATCTGCTGAGTCCATCAGGACAAAGGCACCCGAGGCGGCCTCACGCCCGAAGATGGTCATGGCATCAGCTGTGGACAGGTTCTTGTCGCGCAGTGTCTCCATGACGTCAGCCAGAGAGCGCATCTCTGGATTCACATCCTTGGATGTCAGTCCATATCTGGACAGAGCGTCACGCGCCTGCTTTGTTGGTCCGACGAGAGAGGCCAGAACGCCACGCATGGCTGTACCCGCGCGCTCGCCCTGGATACCGGCGTCAGACATGACACCGATCGCCGCTGCTGTGTCTCCTAGACTGATGCCGACTGTCTTGGAAATCGGGGCAACGGTGGACATGGCCTGCCCGAGCTGGCCCACGTCAGTGTTGGCGCGCGATGATGCTGCAGCCAGCACGTCAGCGACTTCGCTGGCGCGGCTGGCAGAGAGGCCGAAGCCAGACATGATGTTGGATGAGATGTCAGCGGCCTGACCCAGACCCATGGAGGCGGCTGTGGCGAGGTCAAGCACAGCGGGGATTGCCTGCATGGCCTCGGCTGCACTGAAGCCAGCCCGAGCGAGGAACTCAAGGCCCTCGCCCGCCTGAACAGCGGTGAACTCTGTGGTGGAGCCGAGGTCAGCAGCGATCTTGCGCAGCTTCACCATCTCCTCACCAGTGGCGCGGGACACCGCCCCGACCTTGGACATCTGGCGATCGTAGCTCCCAAGCAGAGAGGTGATGGCCCCGAGAGAGGCAGCAGCCGCTATGATGCCAGTCACGGCACCCCTGACGCGGCGCAGGTTTGTGGCCATCCCAGCAGTCGCTGTGTCGATCGTCTTGGATGTCTTCTTGCCCTGCTCACCGAAGCGATGCGTGTCAGTCGTAGCGGTTCTCACCTGACTACTGTCAACCGTCATCCCTAGCTGGGCCATGTCCATGCTCATAGTCGGCTACCTCTCAGGGTGAGTACGGCTGCACCCGGTCCTTGCCCGAGCAGACAGCCAGCTCGCTGGCGTATGCACCGGACATCTTGTAGAGCCACTCAGCCTCGTTGCCTTGTAGCTCAATGCCATTGTTCTTGGCCCATGCAGCGATCTCGGAGTGCGGCATAGGCACCGCACCAGCCATCCCGCTGGAGACAGGTCCCAGATGAAGAAGCCACTCCGCCAGCTGGTGGTTCACACCGAGCTGAGGGAAGTCGAGGTCCTCCCCCGCCTTTGTGAGTAGCTGGGCGCGGGTCATCGGGAAGTCCTTTGGGCGCGACGACAACCATGCGTGCTGTCGCGCCCAGAGAATCAGTGCCTCTAGGCCGTCACGAAAAAATTGCTGAGGTCTTCGCCGAATGCGCGGACCTCTGCAGCAATCGCGGGGTAGCGGGTGTACAGTTCCTCAGCCCGCTCTGGGGTGAAGTCCACAGGCTCACCGTTGAGTGAGATGTTGCTCCAGCCAACTGTTGCGTCGACGAGGTCGTGCAGGGTCTTGTCGTCACCCTCGTCCATCAGCCCAAGTATCTGCGACTCTGTCATCTTGGAGACGTCCATCTTGCCAGCCCGTCGCTTGACGATGTGCGCTGCGCGCTTCCGCGACTTGGTGCGGAACTCGGGGCTGTCAGAGCCGATGATGTTGATGCCGATCGGCTGCTCCTCATCAGGCTTCCCGTCGGGACCGGGGAGGTAGGCAGGTGTGCCGGTGATGAGGTTTGTCAGATGAACGAATGCGCCCCGCTCGGAGGCCGCTACTGTGTCGAAGATATCCATTTCTGTTGTTCCTTTGGTTGTGGTTGATGTTGAGGTGACGCGGGTCAACCACTCCCGCGCCACCCCTGCCCACTGGCCCAAGAAGTCCAGCCAGCGGGATGGGTTTACGGCGCGGCGACCTCGATCAGCTCACGCGTGTACTCCAGCTGCGACGTGGCAGGAACGACGCTACCCACAGACATGCCCTTGGTGAAGGACATTACCTTGCCTGAGATGTAGTCGATGGCCCCGTCCGAGTAGGTCATCTTGAAGCTGATCTCGTCCTTCGAGACTCGTGCCGCCTTCAGGATGATCTGACCGGGGTCCGCTGCGTCGTGCGCCATGGGGACAGCCAGCGAGCCATAGTCCAGTTCGCCGTGGAACTTGTTCTTGATGCCCGTCTTCAGTGGGGTGTGTGTGACCGTCTCGTGTGACGCGCCATACTCGGGCAGCTCAGTGACCTCAGCGACCTCGGTCCAGGTGAGGGCCGCGTAGCCGACTTCGTCGAATGTTGCGGGCAGGGCCGCGCTAGCGGATAGAATCCCGCCAATGCCTTCGGTGGTTGACATGATGTCATCCTTTCTTCAGAGTGAGTGCGCTATGCGCAGGGGATAGGCGGGTGCCTATTACTTGACTGGGGTGATCCCGTTCACGAACTCCGTGAACACCTCACCACCAGCCTCAATGGACTCCGAGACAGTTCCCTCGTAGACCACCTTGTTGGACAGGCGAATACGAATGACGTCGCCCGGATCGGCCGCGCCGCCCATGTACACAGCACAGGGTGGTGACACACCGTCGTGCTTGATACGGGCTAGCGTGGCACCCTCGATGACGGTGGGACCGTCGCTGCCTCTCTTCTTCGCCATGACTGTTCCTTACCTGTTGGAGGCGGTGTACCTGATCTTCACAGGGACGCGCCAGTTGTTGTCGTCGGGGTAGCCACCCTCGATGCTCGGAGGCTGCTGTATCGTGACCAACCCACCTGGGATCACGATCCGCATCGCCTGAGGGAAGAGGTCACTCACCGCGTCTGCGATGTTGTTGGCCGCTGTCTCTCCATCGCCCTGTGGAACGCAGACAACGACGACCATGGTACCCGTCTCCCGGACCAGACCACCAGCGAGCGCAGCGCCAACCCTGTTCGAGACAGCGAACGAGACCTCGAAGTATGGGCGGGCCACAGGCCCCTGCGGGTCGACGTTGGGCCACACTCCGGGGTGTGCAATACCCCCATTGTAGAGGATGTCCTTCATGAACTTGTTGATGTCGTTCTTCTTCATGCCAACTCCGCCCTGACCCTGACAACAACCGCAGCCACAATGGATGGCCACTTGCCCGCAGCCACGTCAATCCAGAACGTGCCCGGCACACCATTCGCCCCGTCGTGCACGTGACGCGCATGCGGGGCAGCGAACCCGCCCCACGAGAACTGAGCGACATCGCCCGCTCTCATCTGTCCAACGACCATGGTCCAGCTTGCCTCACCGCTCAGGGCTGTGCTACCCAGTAAGGTCGACTGCAGTGAACTCACGAGCGCCCCTATGTCGCGGGGCAGGGTGCCCCGGACGCGTGAGCCGCCCCGGTTTATGCCAGGAACAATCTTGATGCCCCTGAGTAGGTCGTTGGTGGCCTGCTGGACCACTGTGTCCATTATCTTGTCCACCCGCAGCGCCCAGTCGGGCAGCTTGGACCAGCTGTACGTCCGTCCCACTACATGAGGCTCCTCGTCAGTGCCAGCTCGGCTGGTGTCAGCCTGCCCCGCAGCCCAGCAACAAAGTCGATGTCAGGCCGGAGCACACAGCGACAGTTGATGACCTCGCCCGCTGGTGCGCGCGACCCGTCGCCGGGGTGGGCCATGGGGTAGCCTCCGATGGTGAAGTCCTCGCCCTGCCTGCGCCTCTGTCCGTCCGCCTCTCTGTGCGTCCGGCGGGTGAACCTGTCGTTGCTGGCGTCCCACTCAATCTGAATGTTCTCGCTCCGGACCTGGCCACTGTCGACCATCTGCTGCAGGCCCTCAGCCTGTGCGGCGTGGAGACTGCCCAGCAACTCAGTGCGGGCGATCGCCTCCCCCCGCATCTTCAGCAGCCGACCGCTGTACCTCGCAGTGATCTTAGTTATCTCCGCCTCAGTGAGTGGCTTGCCTGTCCGGATGGCCCTGCGCACCACTGAGTCGAACCGCCTGTCCCTCAGCTTGCGCGTGAAGTAGTTGCTGCTGGAGGTACGCAGCTCCTCGCCCATGTTCCGGACCCACGAGGCCCTGTTGCTGTCCAGGCCAATGATGCCGCCAGTGCGCCTCCCACCGGGACCCACAGAGCCAACGATCTGCCGCGCCGCAGAGCGGGGGGAGGTCCCGCGTGTCATCAGCTCTGTGAGTGTCTCACGGACAGCCTCAGCTGTGCTCGTGGTTATCTCTACAATCTTGGTGCTCGACCAGTGGCGCAGAACGCTCTCCGCCCGCAGGTTGCGGCTGTCGAAGCGGCCAGTCAGAACAGCGCCCCGGCGACGAGCCAGCTTGCGTGCTCCATCGAACGTCTGGTCACCCGCGCTGAGGTGCGCCGCGCGCAGCGCCTCCTCGAGCGGGCGGAAGTAGCTTGGGTCAAGCTCCACAGCTGACATGGCAGCGGCGATGTCACCCGCCCGTATAGCTGCCTCGAGCGCGCCCACCCTCACGTCTCCAGCGATGATCTGGACGGCTCTCTCGAAGGCCCGCCGGACCTCCGGCTCGAGCCTGTCCAGCAGGTCGATGAGTGTGGGTGTGCGCGCCATGGGTCAACTCATTGTCATTTTCTGGCACAGGACGAGAGCCTGCTCTGGGGTGAACCCCTCCTTGATGTGCGCGTCGTAGCCTATTCGGTGCATCTGCGCCATCAGGGTAAGTTGCTTGGTGATGTCTGGCATGAGCCGCTGTACCTTGTCTATGGCTGCGGCATTCTCCATCTGTGTCTTCAGGTGGTTGACTTCTTTGGACATGATAGCTCCTAGTCTCTCGCCCAGATGGTGTACTTCAGGTCGGTGCCTCCGGGGTTAAGCGGGTTGACCTTGTGGATGTCGTAGGTGACGCCCCGCACCACCATCCTGTCGGATGTGGCTGGGACGACGTCGCTGGCCCCGGCGGTGATCTTGGTGTCAGTCGCCAGGATGGTGGTTCCAGCACGCTCGCGCTCGCTGAAGCTGCCCAGCACGACGTTGAACGTGTGCAGGGTGTCGGGACCGTAGACCGGCTCATAGCTCGGGCCGGACTGAGGTCCTCTGCGCCTGATTGTGCCGATCAGCACCCCGCTGCCAGTCGCTGCGCTAGCCTGAGCCAGCGCAGCGTTCACCTGTGCAGCAATGTCGCTACCATTGCTCATGGGCCTGTACCTCCACCGGAGGCTGTCCCGATACCTATGACGAACTCCCGCCGCATGTACGGGCCGAGCATCATGTCGACAGTAGTGGAGACGGGCACGAAGTGCTGTGCGCCGCCCTCAGATTTGATCACCTCCCACTTGATTGTATCGACCTGGACCAGCTCCTTCTCCCTGCCAGGAGTGTGGGTCTTACTGAAGAACCCAGGAGTGGCCAGCTCGAGCAACGCTGCCTCATACGTGGCCTGATCTACATGGGGAGAGGCCACAGTGTAGTCCGAGTAGAAGTAACGGACATACTTGTGCGTGATGTAGTCGCTCGCCCGGACCAGCGCGGCAAGTGCCACCGCGTCAGTCGCATCTGTTGGCTCGCTGTACCCACGCTCAGTGGCGTAGATGCGCCAGTCCGCTACCGTGCCGATCATGTCAGCTCCTACTTGTTGATGTCAGCCCAGACCGCGTCCCGCTCGTCAGAGGAGACCTTCGCAGCGCCCTCAGCCATCTTGCTGTTGAGTGCCTCGAGGTTGGGTGACTTGTCAGCGTTGAACTCGCTGTCGGCGAGCGCGAAGATGGCCTCACGGACAGCTGCGGCGCGGTCGTCCTCGCCACCGCCCTCAGGCTCCTGCGCGTCCTCTAGGCTATGTCCATCGAAGCTGAGCGTCGCAATGCGGGCTGCGCGGGTGCCTGTTGTCTCGTCCAGATCGACCTCGCGCGTCTGGCCAGCCTTGATCATGACCAGCTGCTGGTTGCGATCGCGAATGCCCTCGTGGCGCTTGCCGTTATTCTTTACCTTGATCATCTCGATCTTCCCTCTTGTTGAGTTAGCAGGTTAGACCCGCCCGAGCTCATCCCGGACGGGTCGTGCTGTTAGGCCGGGATGTTGGTGATCTCGTCCATGTACCCCATCGCGCCGGGAAGGCGAATCTCTACGCCACCAGTACGGGAGATGATGCCCGTCTCAAAGCCCATGATGGACTTCTGGCGAGGCGCGAGCACGTTACGAGGCATCGGCAGGTGGAAGCGAACCACCTCCTCGTCCTTGCGGTAGGCGATCATGCGGCCACCACCATTGACCGATGCAGTCGCCAGATCGCGCAGCGGTGCGATGTCCAGAGGCTGGTTGGTCTCCGCAGTGTAGATGTTGTTCGTGCGGAGCATCGTCAGAATGGTCATCGTGCCGTCGCCTGCACCAACGCGGGTGGAGGCGATGTAGCGGAACGCCTCAGGAGGCAGACGGAGCGTGTCAGCCCACTCGACCTCCTCAGTGCTCGAGCGAATGGACCCGAGCAGGTCGTTGACGTCACCAACGATCTGATCCACTGTCTTGGTGGACCAGAAGGTAGCCGAGCCAGTGCCCGTCGCTGCAGCATCCACACGGGAGACTGCGGCGTCGTTCACGAGGCCAGTCCAGTTCTTGCTGGTGTCGCCGCGCATGGCGATCTCGTACAGCAGTCGCTCGATGCTGTTCGTGGCCGACAGGGCCTTGGTCGCGTTCAGCGGGATGCCGTACAGAGCGGACTGGTTGATCTCCTCCAGGTTCCACTCCCAGCCCGAGCCGATCATGGCGAAGTCGTGGCTCGCCTGCCCGCGTGTCGCGCTGTTGGTTGGCAGGTCCTGCGCCGCGCCGGAGATGAACCGCGCCTCACCAGTTGAGTCAACGGTGAAGAAGGTCGTACCGATGGCCCATGGTGCGCCCTCGGTGATTACCGGAACGTGCATCCCATAGTCGAAGGTGGGGTAGCGTTTCTGGTAGATGCGGGACTCGATGTTCCGACCCTGCGCGATAACGAACGGCAGAGCCGCCTGTGCATCAGCGAAGGCCTGAGGTCCCGTGATGGGCATATTCATAGTCTTTCCTCTCTCTCTGTGAGACCGTCAGGCCGTCACTTGTCTGGTGATCGCCGGATTAGGCGATCGCGTCAATACGCGTCAGGGGACGCGCCATCAGGGCGATCTCAACGATGTCGCCATCGCCTGCGGTCTCCTCGAACGTGGCACCGGGCACCTCGACGTCGGTGTTCAGGTTGGAGTACTTGCCTGTTGCCGCGTCCCAGTACACCAGATCGCCGGGGGCAACGGTGCCGCCAGCGGTGACGTACATTGTGCCCTCGGTCATGATCCCCAGCTCGGAGTACTGAGGATAGGCGTCAGGGTTCGCCGCGTCAGGCGCAACAGCGACGTGGAGGATGGCAAGGCCGAGGAAGTCACCCGTTGATAGGATGGCCGCGCCCCGGTCGGCAGTGCCGCGCTGAACGGGCTGTCCGAACGCGATGCCAGCCGCAGTCTCGACAGTGCGAGTGATGCGGTTGCTCTCCTCAAGCGTGGAGACCTGGCCTGGCAGGCCGCGCGCCTTGTTGATGCCGTAGCTTGTCTGGTAGGTAGCCATTGATCAGGCCTCCTTCTTCTTCGTGCCGTTCAGCTCGTCGATCATCGCCTGACGGTGTGTCTGGGGATCATCAGCGCTGAGCGACTGGGTGGGTGCGCCATCCATGGCGCGAACAAGAGGGTCCTTCTTCAGGACCTCCTTGGCTGCATCGACGAGGGTGTCGAAGCGGGCCTCGATGTAGGCGTCGGCGCGGTCCTTGACCTTCTCGTCGCCCAGCTTGTGCGCCACGACTGCCTTGCGAACGTCAGCAAGGGACAGACCAGCGAACACACCCTCAGCGTGAACGAGACGGGCGTCCTCGAGCAGGTCGGACCGGACCTTGACTGCGTCGTCAAGTGCCTTGTCGTCCAGAACCTTCTCGAGGGCGGTGTCCCGCTCAGCCTCGACCTTGGCGAACTCACGGTCCTTGTCGTCAATCGCCTTTGTGTGCGCTGCGCGCTCGGTCTCCAGGTCGCCAGTGACCTTCGTCAGTGCGTCCTGAAGTTTCTTGATGGCCTGTGCACCCTGATCCGTAACCTGGATCGAGAGTCCATCTACCAAGATGGTCTGCAGATTCATTGTGTTCTCCTTCTCTGCATGTCGGGGCGTAGCGCCCCATGTCTCGGACGGGCGCGTGTCCCCGATCCGGGCGGACCCGGCTCTACCAGCCTGCACAACGGCAAGGTGGTTGATCCGGATATTCGTCTGCTTCGCATCGTAGGTTTCGCCCTCAGGCGTGACACCGTCTCCGAAGACAATCTGTGCGCTGTAGCCTGCGCTGAGGTCGCGGGTTCCAGCCTGAACCTTCTTGATCAGCTCCCCATCCTTGATGATCAGGGGCAGGCGGATGTGGTTGTCCTCCCAGCTGGCCTCAGTGGAGACCTCACCCTTGGCAAGGTCGGCCCAGTTCTCAGCAGCCACGGATACGGGGGGATGTCCGTCCGTCACTGGGGCATGGCTGAACGTGGTGAGGCTGGCTGGGCTGCGTACCTCCTCCTCCGAGCGGTAGACCCGGACGATCTGGTCGCGTCGCTCGTCGGTCAGGCCAAGCTCGTGGCCATAGTACTCCTGAATGCCAGTGCGCACGGCAAGCGCCTGCGTGACGAGATACCCGTCCTGCGTGATGTGGATGCCGCTCAGCGCTGACCTGTCCTCGAACCTGATCATGTTATGTCCCTACCTTCTCATCACTGTCCACCCAGACGAACTCACCCTCTTCTCCCACTGGGAAGTGTCCACCGCAGCCAGTGCAGTATGTTCCGCTGTAGAATGAGGGTTCGCGAGCGTAGGTCTCCGCAATGGGTAGACCCATGGTTGTGACAACGCCGCACGTCAGGTGCCTGTAGTTCTTCCGAACTGGGCGAACGAAGCCTCGCGCCCGCTCCTCATCGGAGAGGACCACATATGCCTTCTGCAGCCCTGTCTTGGGGTCGACCTCGCGATGGTCGTCGGTGACTGGACTGCCGTCGGTCAGTGTTCTCTTGTCTGGCATGGTCTACTCCTTGACTGGCTCGAATATCTCCGGGCCAAGCCTGATGATGCCCCTGTACGGCTCAATCTTCTCCGGGTCCTGATAGGCGACGTCCGGGCCATGGGCAATGGTGATGTGCGGCTGGTACTTCGGGTGATCGGACGAGGCACCGAGGCGCAGCATGTCCGAGTGACGCCACTCGAGCGAGCTGGACGCGAACTGGAGGACCAGATAGTCACGCTCCAGTCCGAACAGGTCGCTGGCCCTAGGACCACCCTCCCGTATCTCGATCGCGTCGTCCCAGGTCTCTCCCATTGTCATCCAGTCGACAGGCGTCCTGCTGTAGATGATCGTGACGTGCAGCTCCTCGGCTGGCTCCAGGCCAGTGATGCCCTGCTCGCGGTAGTGGGCCAGGATGTCCTCAGCGTTGAGAACGTCGCGGCGCACGTACATGGTGCGCGGAGCCATGTCGCCAACGACCCTGAGCTTCGGCTCCTCCTCAGGCTCCTCAGCCAGACCCACAAGGTCACCCTCCTCGTCGGGGTGCTCCTCGTAGTAGTCCGCGACTGCGCCCTCGAAGCCGGGCATGGCTCCGGACTCAGTCATCACGTTGACCACCACACGCTGCATGGCCTCCTCGGGGATCAGGCCCATCTCAACGATCCTGGTCAGCATCTCGCTGTTCTTGCTGCCGACCTCGGCCCGCTCCTCAGACGTCATCTGCTGCAGCGGACGCCAGTTGAAGTGAACCTCATCGGGGACAGACCCGAGGGCCGACGCGATGATGCACTGGTCGAGAATGGAGGCCGCCTCAGCGCTCTCCTCCTGGACGGACGAGATGAGGTCCTCCCAGTTGTCCCGATCGGACTCACCAGTGGCGTTCATCCCATCAGGACTCTTGCCCCAGAGCAGAGTGGCGGGGATGCCCGTCTCCGCACTGACCAGAGTCATCATGGTCTCCGCCACCTGAGGCAGGCCAGTGAAGCTGTACTCACGCTGCTCGAACTCCTCGCTGGTGTCCATGAGCAGAGCGTTGACTGAGCTCTTGGCTGTGTTGCTCAGGGCAACGCGCCGCTGCACCAGCCGCTCGAACTTGTCTCCGTCCGGACCAGCAAGGCGGTCCAGCAGGCCGGGAATCTTGATGACGTCGATCTTCGCCTCGAACACGAGCGAGGCCATGTTGCCTGCGGTGCTGTCGACACGCTTGACCGCACTCAGGACCGCGTTCAGCACTGAGTCGCCCCAGTACCCCATGGCCTGCGTGATGTCCTCGTCCGGGACGTCGGGTCCACGGAAGATGGCCAGCCGCGTGGGGTGCACCCTCGGTGAGCCGGAGTACCGGGCCAGAGTGAAGTACTCAGGCTGACCGAACCCCTCCAGCGAGGGGTCTGTGACCATGGGTCCAGCGGTCAGCTGGTTGCGTGAGAGCACGGTAAGGAACTGCAGCCCGCCCTTCTTCATCTTGAACGGGTCGAGGGGCAGCTCCAGGTTCTGGTCTCCAGTGCCGATGTAGATGGCGCCACCGCCCATGAGGCGGGCGCGGCGAATGCTGTTGCGCCACTTGATGCGCAGGCCCAGCTTCTTCTCGACCAGCTCAATGGCACTGATTTCGTCAGCGGTAGCCTGCCACTCACGCCATGCGCGGACAGCCTCCCGCGCTGGGCGGTCGACTATGGTCCGCACCACTCCGGAGACACGGTAGGCGGTGATGATCTGCTGCGCCGTGAGTATCTCATCAACGTACTCAGAGTGAGTACCCTTGTCGGAGGATGTGCCCAGTCTGGAGACGAGGTTCACGAGGGAGTCGAGAAGTTGCATCTATTCAACACCGTCAAGGTTGTAGTGTGGTGCGTCCTGGAGCCTGGAGAAGGCCCTGGAGGACGCGTCGACCTGGTCCGCGAACTTGCCGCGAGGGAACGAGCACATCTCGTCCAGGTATTCCTTGTTCCAGTCACCAGCCACAAGGTCCACGTTGCCCGACCCGACCTGCGAGGAGAGCGGCATGGCCCGCGTGACCTTGTCGCCTGTCTCAGGGGTGAACTCGTAGATGAGCCCAGCCAGCTTCTTCATCAGATACTGCGCCTGTGCCTTGCCCGCCTGTCCGGGGTCCTGAGGCCCCGAGCCGTAGACAGTACCGTACTGCGCCGCGTCCTGATGTCCCGTGTTCACCAACATGCGCTCGACCCCAGTTGGGTTCTCCTGCTTGCGTCGGGCGTCGCCGATCACGGTCCGGCCCGAGGGCGCGCGGCCTATCAGTACACCAGCTGTGTACGGGCTGTGCTTCTTCTTCGTCCCTGCAAGGTCCCAGCCCCGCGCCCAGACAGTCCCGACAGGGGCAGCTGGGATGGTGCAGAAGTCCTCACGACGAAACAGCGACCCGCCCCTAGGAATGGGCGACTGCTGCAGCTGGCCGGAGACAGCGTACTCGCCTCCCTCCGCACTCAGCTCCTTCTTGAGTGAGGCAACCGCCTGCGCTGAGAAGCGCTCAGGGAAGAGCAGCTCACCCTCCTTGGTGCGGGGGTCGGTGAACCCGATGCTGGTGGTGCAGCGTCGGTCCGCCTCGAACTCCATTGGCAGGATGAGCAGGTCCCAGTCCAGGTCGTGCTCGATTATCAGTCCCGTCGGGTCGGCCTCGTGCAGGCGCTGCATGATCAGGATGAACACGCTCTCGTCGGGATCGTTTCCGCGCGAGGGCAGCGACTCAGTGAACGTTGTTGCAACGTTCTTGCGTATCTCGTCGGAGTTGGCTCCGTCAGCGGACAGCGGGTCATCAACACCAACTATGTCGCCCCGACTGCCCGTCATGGAGGTGAAGGACATCGCCTCCCGGAAGCCAGTGCTGCTGTTCTCGAACTTGGTCTTCGCGTCCTGGTCCGCCATGAGCGGAACCTTCCAGCGGTTCTGGTACCACGGACTCTTGATAAGGCGTCGGCACTTCAGGTTGTCCCGTGTCGCGAGGTGCAGAGCGTGGGACGTCCCGATGTAGCGTGTGCTAGGGCGGGCCGCTGGACCCCAGACCCAAGCTGGAAGGATGACTGCAGTCAGCAGGGACTTCATGCAGCCCGGTGGCACGTTGATGGCCAGCTTCTGTATGTCGCCCCGGACCGCTGCCTCCAGATGCTCGCACACCGCGTCGAGGCACCAGCCCCACTTGAGGGCGCGCCCCGGCTCGAGTACATGCCATGCTCTCTTGGCGAACTCGGCTAGGCTCTCTGACTCCCGTCGGTCCTGCCTGCGGGCGAGAAGCTCAGCGGCTGCCTCACTCCTGCTCGGCATCTTCGTCTGCTGCGATTGCGGCCAGCTCGTCGTCGTCCATGTCGTCTGCGGCAACGGTCCGCTTGGTCAGGTCGACAGGCTGCTTCGGTGCGCCGTATCCCCTGTTCTCGGAGTCGGTCATCAGTCGGTTGATGTCAGCGTCCAGCAGGGCCATGATCCTTGAGCTCTTCTCTCTCTCAGCGGAGGAGGGGTCGTTGGCGAACTCGTCCTCAGCCATGACCTCAATCGTCGCGATGCGGCTCTCCAGGGTTGACAGGAACTTCTCCCGAAGCTCAGTGGCCTTGGCTGCGTTCTTCTGGATGCGCTTGGCTGAGGTGGAGTTGTGCCCTCTGGGGTTGCCAGACTGGCCCTTCTTCCACAGGTGAGGCTTGGTGTTCGGGTGGGCCGGGGTGCCCTTGGGTGGTCCTGGTATGCCCATTGGTTGGTCCTCTAGAAACAGTGAAAACACGGGTGTCCTCCTGGACAGCCGCGTGATACAGTGGGCGAGTGGCCCGAGGGACAGCGGTCGAGCGCAAGCGCCTCCGTCTGGTCATCCCTAGTCCCCGTATACGCGAGCGGGCGGTCATGAGCTAGCCCCTATTTTATCTATTGATTACTTTCACTTGCGAGAGTAAGGCGATGAGCTGGAACGTTCACTGGCATTGGCCTGCTGTCGACAGCCACATGGGCCACGTCCCCACAAACAGACACGACTGTACCAATCCACCTTCCTATTGACCGAAGGTCAATGACTACTCGCTCTCCTGGCTGAATCTTCTGAGCGGTACTCTGATACCTCTCAGGGGTACTCTGATACCTCTCATCGTCGCTGACCACGCTCCTCGCATAGCGCAGCTCATCCTCCTGTACCGTGACGGGTGCCCCGTCGAGATGGCGCATCAGGGTCACGCCCCAGCGAGCCGACAGGTGGTCAACACGGCGCAGGCCCAGCGGGGCGAGGAACCCGTACCCCGGATAGAGCGGCACCAGCCGCGTCTCCGTTCGCTTGACATGCCTAGTTGCCCGAACAGTCTGAGTGAGGCGGGGGAGGAAGACCACCTCCCGTCCCAGATCATCCTCAGCCCGAGCCAGTGCCACGTCACCACCACGCAGAACGAACCACTCCCCCTCAGACACGACCTCAGTCATGTCCAACCAGTCGGGTCACAGGCAGGATGTCGTTCAAGTTCTGGTAGGTCTCCGCCCTGTAGGAGTGCGTCCCCACCACACCGTGGCCTCCCTCAGAGGTCAGGAACACAAGCCCGGTCAGACGGCCCCCGAGCCTCATCACCAACCTGTCCACCTCAGCTGCTATCTCGTCCGGCGTCATCACCAACATCCCTTCCTCTTGCCAAGCTCCACCTACCATACGCTAGTGACTACCGTTAGAAAATAGCCTCCCCCGCACACACGACCTCTGATCTATTTCCTCCGATCCTTACACCTGCAGCACCTACCAAAGATCTCCGAACTAAAAGCAATAAAAATCCAATAAGTAATTCCTGAGCAATAACAGTAGGTTCCAGCCCCGATTATTGGATTTATTTTAGACCTTTTAAAAGCAATAAGTCTATTCCTCTTTAATTACGGATACTTACAGCAATCATTATTGGATTATTGGATTTTTCCTCGAGTCCATGCGCACACGCCTCCGCCGACGCGTGTGATATACGCGCGCGAGGCACCCTGTAACTCACTGTTATTGCAGGGGAATACACCCTATTGTTTTATTATTGGATTTATTTAAAAGCAATAAGAGGCCCCGTAACCCGTTGTTATTAGAGGAAAACAACTTATTGCTTTTACTATTGCTTTTATAAACCCAGCTAAAAAGCAATAATGTTTCAGCTCTCCTGGGCAGCTAGGACGGTCCCAACCCTACCCGAGGCCCGCGTCATGCGCTAGCCCCTATTTTACGGCTATTTTGTCCCGCCCGTTCCGGCGCTATACTGGTGGTTCTGTAGCACAACAGGAGCAAAGCTATGAGTCTATTCGACGAGCTGGCCAGCGAGGCCAGAGACGTCACCAGCGTTCCCAACGACCAGAGTATGGCGTCCCTCAGGGACAAGTGCCAGGAGCTGGTCGACAAGGAGAGGCAGGTGAAGAAACTCGAGACAGACCTCGAGGACGCCAAGAAGGAGCTGACAACCCTTCGGCACAAGGACCTCCCCGACATCTTCAACCAGATCGGCACGACCTCCTTCACGCTGAAGGCACAGGGCGACAGCCCTGCGGTCGAGTGTGAGCTGCGCCCGTACTTCAAGGCGAGCATCCCAGCGGAGTGGCCGGACGAGGACAAGTCACGCGCCTTCGATCACCTTGAGCAGCTGAACGGTGGCGACATCGTCAAGACCACGGTCAGCTTCACACTGGGCAAGGGCCAGCTGGACCTCGCCCGCTCCATGGTGGCTATGCTTCGCCTCCTTGGCGAGCGTATGATGGAGGAGGGAGCCAGCGACATACCTGCCGCGAGCATCACCATGGGCGTCCCATGGAACAGCCTGACGAGCTGGATCAAGGAGCGCCACGCCTATGAGTCCGGAGAGCAGTTCGCTGAGCTCGAGGACCAACCAACAATGGACCTGCAGGTCCTCAACGCGACCGTCGGAGAGATGGTCAAGATCAAGGAGATCAAGGCATGAGCAAGAGTACAGAGGTGGCTGAGGCCACGAGGAACCCCGGTAGCATCCTGACGGGTGAGGTCATGGACCAGTCAACAGGCGAGATGGTGAAGACGGACTTCGCCCTGCCCGCCGACCTTCTCGCGGAGGTAGACGAGCTTGGCGGTCTGGGCTACTCGGAGAACTCCGAGGACTCCATGATCCCCATCCTGGCAATCCTCCAGGACAACTCGGCAGAGGTCAAGAAGAAGCACCCCAAGTACATCGAGGGCGCTGAGGCAGGGGACTTCATCATCCGCTCACTGAACCGCGTAATCAAGATGGGCGACAACCTACCTCCCATCCTGCTGCAGCCCGCAGGCTTCCACCACGTGTGGGTCGAGTGGGAGGGCGAGCCGGGTGAGGGCAGCCCAGTCAACCAGTACCCCTTCGAGCAGCGTCCTGAGGAGGCGCAGGAGACGGTCGACCCACAGAACGCGGACCGCACCATCTGGCGCATGCCCAACAGCAACCGCCTCGTGGACACCCGCTACCACTACTGCAACCTGCTGGACGATCAGGGCGGCGCGATGGCCATCGTTGTCCCCATGGGAGGCAGCAACCACACCACCAGCCGCAGCTGGACAGCGCAGATGAAGCAGCACCGCATTCCGGGCCGCGCCCAGAAGGCACCAAGCTTCTTCCGCCAGTACGGCATGCGGACACGCTACCGCCAGAGGGGCGAGCAGTCGTGGTTCCAGTACGTGGTGGACGACCTTGGCTGGCTCGCTGACGAGTCAGTTCTGCGGGCGGGCCTGAGCCTGCTCAAGTCGGTCGAGGAGGAGACCCTCGTTGCCGAGACAGCGGAGGCCACCAAGGACAGCACAGCGAAGGGCGACGACGTCCCGATCTGAGGAGATCACGAAGCCTGCTCAGCGCCCGTATCGCGCTGGGCCATGCGGAGTGATGGCGACCGCCGTTAAAAGGTGACAGCCCGGAGAGACGGGCAACCCACCCCTCGCCACAGTCCCAGGGGTGGGACCTACCTCCTCAGACAGGACAGAGTATGACGAGTACAAGCGCGGCAAGAATGATGGCCCTGTTCCGAGGCTTCGGCGGTGCCCACGGCACCCACGGCAAGACCGACAGGAACAACAGCAAGGGTGGCAAGCTGGAGATCAAGAAGTCTGCCAGAACGGTGCGCGAGCCAGTGACCGAGGAGCTGTGGCAGGAGCACCTGTCGGGCGAGCGCCCCATCGGCATCATCCCAATAGACGAGAACCATGAGTGCAGCTGGGCCTGCATCGACGTGGACCGCTACGACATAGACCACGCGGAGACTGTTCGAGAGATCAAGAAGCGCAAGCTGCCCCTCATAGTCGCCCGCACCAAGTCCGGCGGTGCCCACGCATACCTATTCCTCTCATCCCCCGCCCCCGCTGTTGAGGTCAGGGAGCGCATGGCGAACATCGCCGCCTCCATGGGCTGGGGAGACTGTGAGATATTCCCGAAGCAGAACCAGGTCCTGGTGGAGCGCGGAGACCTCGGCAACTGGCTGAACATGCCCTACCTCGGAGGCAACGACACCGACCGCTACGCTGTCAAGGAGACGATGGCTGCATACTCCCTGAGCGAGTTCCTGACCTACGCTGAGGAGATGCGGCTCGAGCTGGCAGACGTTCCGTCAGTGGTGGGGCGGGGGAGTGGTGGAGGTCGGGGTACCAGTAACGAGGACGCACCGCTGGGCGATGGCCCGCCCTGCCTGCAGCATCTCACCCAGACAGGCTTCCCCGACGGGACACGTAACAACGGGCTGTTCGCCCTCGGCATATACTGCCAGAAGAAGTACGGAGAGAACTGGCGCAAGCACCTTGAGGAGCTGAACCGCGAGCACATGAAGCCACCCCTCACGTCGGACGAGGTCATGGGCGTGGTCAAGTCGCTCGAGAAGAAGGAGTACAACTACAGCTGCCGTGACCAGCCGCTGGTCTCCCACTGCGAGAGCGCCATCTGCCGTGGCCGCAAGTTCGGCGTCGGCGGCTCGGGCCTGTTCCCTCACATATCCGGCCTCAGCAAGCTGGAGAGCGAACCTCCCATCTGGTTCATGGACATCGAGGACCAGCGCATAGAGCTGGAGACCCGAGAGCTGCAGAACTACCGCGACTTCCAGCTGGTGTGCATGGAGCAGCTCACCATCTACTACATGCCCCTGCGGGCCGACACCTGGGCCGCGATCGTGGGCGACGCCATGCAGAACGCGGTGCGCATCGAGGCGGCTCCGGAGATGAGCGTCCATGGTCACTTCATGGAGCAGCTGGAGGCATTCCTCACCGACCGCCACAGGGGCCAGCGCTGGGAGGACATCCATCAGGGCCGACCCTACCTGGACCCCGATACCTCCCGCCACTACTTCCGGCTGCGCGACCTCACGTCCCATCTCGACCGCGACGGGTTCCGCCAGTGGGGCAGGAACAAGATCGGGCAGGTGGTCACGGACATGGGCGGGCGTGGAGGCCTGAACATCGGCGGGCGCTACGTCAACCTGTTCTGGGTCCATGAGACTAGCCTCGAGGAGGCTCCGGACGTAGACCTACCTGAGCCACCACAGGAGCCTATCTGATGATGAACCTACTCAGACAACTGAACCAGCAGCCGAGATACCATGGGAATGGGATGGTGCAGCTGTACATCAGCCCGAGCGAGCGCCTGCACGTCCACACTGCGCCGAACCGGACTGACCACCTGCACAATGCACGCATACACGATCACACGTTCTACATGTTCAGCTCAGTGCTGTCTGGCGACATTGAGCACATACTGTACGACACCATCCCTCATCGCGAGGGGTTCTACTGTGTCATGTCCGTGGGTGGCAGCAGCAAGACTGGGGCAGAGTTCACCTCTCTGGGTAGGGTGGTACTCACACAGACTCACCACTTCCATCTCACAGCCGGGTCGTCCTACGAGCAGTCACCAGGGACGTTCCACCAGACAAAGTTCCACGGTGAGGGTGGGATGACCCTCATCAGTAAGACGATGACAGAGAAGGACAGGCCCCGCATTGTTTGTCCTCACGGAGAGACACCCCACAATGCGTTCCAGGAGGGCGGGCCGACCGAGGACTGGATGTGGTCGGAGATCGAGCGAAAGATGAGCGGCCTGACTGATGCAGCCCGCGTGCTGCTGCACACAACGGTCGTCAGATCACTGAGGGAGATGGAACAGTGAAGTACGTCATGCTGATCGACGACCTCGGAGGTCACCACCCCGTCCTCTTCCACGCACACCTCACCCACAGCATCGTGGGCCATGGTATCGCCCGAGAGTACCGCAGGGAGCACATGTTCTACACCGTCCGCTCCGCTGGGTTCTGGTGCCCTGACACCCAGAGGACCCACGGCAGGTCCGAGTCCCTGAACCTCGAGCCACACCCCACAGACGCCTTCTACATCACCTATGGCGGCGCGGTCGCCCACGTACCCGAGGACGCTATCCCCGGCCTCCTGGTGACCCTCCAGGCGGCTGTGGATTCACTCCCGAGGAGGAAGGACGATGGCTGAGTACCACTGGGAGCCGAAGTGGAGGTCCAGGGAACTGCCCGAGGTCGGCGACTACATACAGGTCAGGGCGCACAGTATCTGGAACACTGAGGACAGGTCCACCAAGGAGGGACTGGTGACAAGCGTCATCGGCCAGCACCTGTGTCTCAACGGAGACACAGAGTACAGCCGTGGGTGGGTCGCCATCTGCTGGCGGAAGCGCATTGTCCCGATAGAGACAGAGATCGTTGAGGTTGCCACCCTTGGGTCCCCCTTTGTGAGGAAGATACGTGTCCACTAGGGACATCGTCCTCGGTCCACCGGGCACAGGCAAGACGACCCGCCTCCTCACCATGGTCGAGGAGGAGCTTGCCTCCGGAACCCACCCCGAGCGGATAGGTTACTTCAGCTTCACCAAGCGGGCCGCGAACGAGGCGGTCAGCAGAGCCTGCGAGCGGTTCAGCCTGCAGCGCCGCGACCTGCCCTACTTCCGCACTCTCCACAGCCTGTGCTTCCGGGCGACGGGCATGACCAACTCCGACGTGTTCGACGGGCAGAACGTGCTGGAGTTCGGGGACTGGATAGGGCTCAAGCTGTCGTCCACCCAGAGGGTCGAGGACACCACCAAGTTCGGGTTCACCGACGGGGACCGAGCCATGTTCATGGAGAACCTCTCCAGGGTCATGAACATACCCCTGCGCGAGCTGTACGAGCGGAACAACGATGGACTCCCCTGGACACTGGTGGAGCGCGTGTCCGAGGGCCTGCGACAGTACAAGAAGGCCCGCAACCTGCACGACTACACCGACATGCTGGACCAGTTCGTCCGGGCATCCTGGGCACCTCAGCTGGAGGTCGTGTTCGTCGACGAGGCGCAGGACCTCTCCACCCTCCAGTGGCGGGTCGTGGACGAGCTCAGCCGGGGCGCGCGCCGAGTTGTCATAGCGGGCGACGACGATCAGGCCATCTACCGCTGGGCGGGCGCTGCGGTCGAGCACTTCGTTGGGCTGGACGGTACAGTCACGGTCCTCGGTCAGAGCTGGCGCGTCCCACCGCAGGTCCAGACAGTGGCACACGAGGTCATTGGCCGGGTCGCACACCGCAGGCCCAAGGAGTGGGCCGCTGCAGCCCACGAGGGCGCGGTCATCCGCAGCCCCAGCGTCCTTGACTCCGACCTGTCTGGCAGCGACATCCTCATACTGTCCCGCAACGCCTTCTCTCTCCGGGCAGCGGCCAGCGACCTCCGGCGCGAGGGCCTGCTGTACGAGTTCCGAGACAACTCCTCTGTGCCTCGGGCTGTACTGAGCGCGGTCCGCATGTGGGAGGGCCTGCGTCACGGCAAGTCTATGTCCGTGGACGACGTCCGAACTGTGTACAATTACATGACCTCGGGGCGGGGGATAAGGCGGGGCTACAAGGCTCTTCAGGGTGTGCCATCCGACCAGATTGTCGATCTAAGCTGGCTACAGGCCAGTGGTGGACTGGAGACGACCGCTGAGTGGTACACTGCCCTCGACCGCATACCCCGAGACGACATGAACTACCTGCGCGCAGCCCTCCAGAACGGAGAGAAGCCCGACACCCCCCGCATCCGGCTGGCCACGATCCATGGCTCCAAGGGAGGCGAGGCCGACCACGTGGTCCTCCTGCCCGACATGGCCCACCGGACCTACGATGAGATGCGTGTCGAGCCAGAGGACGAGGCGCGGGTCTGGTATGTCGCTGTGACCCGCGCGAGGCGCAACCTCACGCTAGTCAGGCCCAAGGACCGCAAGCACTATGTTCTTTAACTCACTGATCTTGCTCAGTTCTTTTCGCTTTACCACTCCCTGATGTGCGCGGACACTTGGCTCATGGTTGATCAAGGTAGCACATCTTGGGTCGTCGCTGTGACCCGCGCAGGACTAGGGGACTGGTTCAGGTTCTCCTCATTCGAGGAGGCTGACCGCCATCCCCTGATCCAGTACGGGGACGTCATCTGCGTCGACGAGGACCATATCATGCGTCAGTGGACCCGGCTCGAGCTGCCCGATCTGCTGCGCACCCTGGGCGACGAGGACTTCAGGTCTGAGGTGCTGATCAGGGAGCGGGAGGCTGGTGGTCGGAACGTCATCCAGCACTACATCCCCTCGATATGGAAGAGAATGGTCGCGATGACCGAGCTACCCCCGACGGACCCGGCTGTCATCTGTGAAACCATTTCCCGGGACAGAGAACTGACACTCAAGGAGAGAAGAACGATGACCAACACACCAGCAAACACCGCGCCCGCAGCCGACAAGGCCCCAGAGGCACCAGCACTGGTCGCAGGCTTCAAGCGCGACGCCAAGATCACCCTGCTGACCGACAAGGATGGCAAGCCATACGGCAAGGACCACAACCCCAAGCGCGCAGGCACCAAGTCCGCCGAGCGATTCGCTGTCTACAAGAACGGCATGACTGTGGATCAGGCGCTCGAGGGCGGTCTCACCAGCCCCGACATCAAGAACGATGTCGAGAAGAAGTTCATCAAGGTCGGTTAATCCCCAAACACCAGTCTGATGATCAGAGCGGGTTGGCCTCACGGCTAGCCCGCTTTTCTTTTGGACCCTCCGTAGGTAGACTGAAGTCAGCACAGGAGTAACAGCATGAGACCCTTCTTCGAGTACGCCAGAGAGCGCCAGAGCATCCTCCTACGTCGGCGCGAGGGCCTGCCCCGCCCCGAGTGGACGGACGACCCCATCCTGTCCCAGTACAGGTTCTGCAACGTCTACCGCGAGGACGACATCACGACGAAGCACTTCCGGGTCCAGATACGCGACAGGCTCCGCAACTCGCCCGACGTCCTGCTGGCCACAGTCCTCTGGCGCTGGTTCAACCGGACCACGACCGGGGACGCCATCTTCTCGCAGGTCGCGGACCACCGGGGCAGCGGGCGGGGGATCACAGCCTGGGAGGACTACCTCGAGCACGGTGAGACGGACATCATCCGCGCCGCCGTACTTACCCACTGCGGCGCAGGCCCCTACGTGACTGGCTCCTACATCATCAAGACCCCGAACGGCATGAACAAGCTCGACGGTGTCCTCTGGTGCGTGGACCAGTTCAACTGGGGGATCACCAAGACCAGTGGTGGGCACAGTACTGGGTCCGGGCGTGGTCTTGGGTGGGAGATGCTGAACAGCGCGAGGCAGGGCCACCCATGGAGTCTTGAGGACGCATGGAGGACCATGACCCAGCATCAGTTCCTCGGGGACTTCATGTCCTACGAGATCGTCACCGACCTGCGCCACACCGCCCTGCTCGATCGAGCGCCGGACATCCGCACGTGGGCCAACCCCGGCCCCGGCGCGATGCGAGGGCTGAACCGCCTGCACGGTCGCGACCTGAACCGGAGCCAGCCGAAGCACGTCTTCGTCTGTGAGATGCGGGCGCTGCTCGAGCTGGCCGACGGTGAGTACCGCCACATCTGGCCCCACCGCGAGGGGCATCAGGTGGAGATGAGGGATATCGAGCACACCCTGTGTGAGTTCGACAAGTACGAGCGTGCCCGACTTGGGCAGGGCCGACCAAGAGGAGTGTACCGATGACGGCCATAGCATACACGGCTCGACCACGACTGTCCAATAGGGTGGTCATGTTCGACCGGGAGACGGGCCTGTATCTCGGGCACGACTGCCTCAGCACCACCGCTGAGAGGGTCTGGGCATGGTCCGGGAGCACACGTCAGGGTCGCAACGCGCGGGAGGTCTTCCCTCTGGCGCGCGACATGACCATGTACTGGGATGGAGAGGAGCGTGGCTGACCAGCGCCCTGTCCTCCTGGGGATGAACAACCCACACAGCAGTGACCCACGCTGGGCACTCGCGCCGCACCCGAGGGGCGTGGCTGGATGGAGACTGTGGCGCATGGTCAACGAGGTCTGCGGCGTCTCCAGAGCGGAGTACATGCGCCTCACGAGCCGCCACAACCTGCTCGACGAGCCGGAGTGGTGCCCCATACGGGCCAGAGGACGCGTGGAGGGCCTGTGGGAGATGCTCCAGGGCCGAAGGGTGGTTGTCCTAGGCGCTGCGGTCCGGAACGTCCTGTGGCTCCCAGAGGAGGCTCCAGCCGCGTGGACCCTGCACCGTGGTGTGACCTGGGCGTACCTGCCCCACCCCTCGGGCATGAACCGCCTGTACAACGACGAGCTCATGCGCCGGGTCGCGGGCTACCTCATCGAGGAGGAGCTTGTGCGGGCGGGGCTGGGAGCGTAGTCTACCCGTGTATTGGAGGCGAAGATGTCAGACAAGTATTTCATTGTCCAGGTCGACTGGTCAGAGGAAGAGGGCGGGACGAGAGTCCCTATCACGAATGTCCTGTACAGTTGGGGCCACCGTGACCTGGAGGGAGCGATGGCTGTGGTCCGAACGGTGAGGAGAAACCGCACCGTTGACGAGAGCACAGAGTTCCACATATGTAGAGTTGAGGAGACACACTGATGACAGTCACACACTGCTTCACCTTCGGATCGAACCAGGTCTGCACACACCCGGACATGCCGACCAACCTCAGCGACTACTGGGTGGCTGTTGAGCTGCCCGACGACTACCCCGAGCACCACAGGGAGGTGTTCATGGACGAGTTCAGCGGACCCCACATGGGAGGCCGAACCAAGTTCGCCTTTGAGTACACCGAGGACAAACTGATGAAGGGTTACTTCCCGAGGGGTGAGCTGCTTCGCATAGTGCGGAGCGACGACTGATGCAGACCTTCCTGCCCCACCCCAACTTCGTCGTGTCCGTGATGCAGCTCGACCGCCAGCGGCTCGGCAAGCAGCGGGTCGAGGCCCGCCAGATACAGAGGGCGATCCAGGGAGTCAGGGAGGCGGCGCACTGTGACAAGGCCATGTCCACAGAGGAGTGGCGATCGGCCAGGACCGAGGCGTTCACCAAGATAGGCTGGGCCATGCATCCGGCAACAGTCATGTGGCGGAACCACGTCACAGCGCTCATGCTGTACGGTGACTGCTGCATCCGCGAGTGGGTGCGCCGGGGCTACGAGAACAACATGCCGCTGCTGCTCGCTCGGGGCCACCACTCTGAGGAGATGTACAGCGACAGCGTCACCATGCCCGAGTGGCTTGGCAGCGAGGAGCTGCACCGCGCACACCGCTCGGTGCTACTGAGGAAGGACCCCGACTGGTATGGCCAGTGGGGATGGACAGAGACGCCGGACCTGGAGATGGTCTGGCCCGCATAGATCAGGAGACACACATGCGAGAGATACTGGTAACGGGCGGAGCAGGCTTCATAGGCTCCGCCCTCATACGGGCGGTCACAGCCAGCGAGCCAGAGACAGACTTCTGGGTCGTCGACGACCTCAGCACAGGGAGGCAGCAGAACCTCAGCGGCACCAGCGCTGAGCTGATCCGGTCCAACGTCACCAGCATCCGGGACTACTTCCCTGATGCACCCGAGTTCGACGAGGTGTGGCACCTATCCTCCCCCGCCTCTCCGGACGTGTTCCGGGACTGGGAGAGCATCATCCGCGCCAACGTCGGCGGGCTGGTGGCTGTGGCCCCTCTTGTCATGAGCGGGGGGAGGCTGCTGGTGGCCTCGTCGAGTGAGGTCTACGGCACCACCCAGTCGTACATGAGCGAGGACAACACTGGGTCTGTGAAGACCTGCTCGGTCCGGGGTGTGTACGACGAGAGCAAGCGCATGATGGAGGCGATGACCCACCAGATGGCCCTGGACAGGCCCGACATGAGCATCAGCACCCTGCGCATCTTCAACACCTACGGGCCGGACATGCCCCTGGACGGGCGTGTGATCAACACGTTTGCCGACCGGGCGGCGCAGGGACTCCCGCTGCAGGTCCATGGCTCTGGACAGCAGACCCGCTCCTTCTGCTACATCGACGACACCGTCCGGATGATCAACAGTGTACGTGGGCTGGACCTGCCCGGCAATACCGTCGTGAACATCGGCAACCGGGAGATGGCAACCATCAGTGAGGTAGCTGACATGATAGCGCAGCGGACGGGTGGGCGCGTAGAGTACGTGGAGGCGCGTGAGGATGACCCGCAGTGGCGCCAACCAATGACTGAGAAGCTTGAGAGCCTCATCGGGCCTCAGAAGTATGTATCACTGAAGGAAGGAATCAACAGATGCTTGTGATTGTACCAACATACCGACGCCACTCCAACGGAGAGGCCCAGACCTTCGAGCACGTCCCGAAGGAGTTCCCGCTGCACCTCGTGGTGCGCGAGGAGGAGGCTGAGTCGTACAACAACATGCTGGTCCGCCTCGGTCGCAGCAACGACGTGATCGTCAAAATCCCCGAGGGCGAGGTCAACGGCATTGCCGACACCCGCAACTGGACACTGGACTGGGCCTGGCTGGGCGATGAGAGGAAGATCGTCATGCTCGACGACGACCTGCACTTCATCGTGCGGGGCAAGGTTCCAGCCGACGATCCGGGCTGGGACTACAAGCTGCGCCCCTGCGACGACAGCGACTGGCTGGGACTGATGAGCTGGTTCGAGGACACCCTGGACACCTACGCCCATGCAGCCGTGTCCATGCGTGAGGGCAACAACCGGACGCCGGGCATTGGCGCGGAGGTCGAGGCCACCCGAGGCATCCGAATGGTGGGGTACAGTGTTCCAAAGCTGAAGGCTCTTGGCATCAAGTTCCGTCGCGAGGTTGAGGGGCGTGAGGACGTCGACATGACCCTCCAGCTCCTGCGTCAGGGCCTCCCCAACCTTGTCACCTATCACTGGGCGCAGGGGCAGCGGTCCGCTGACGCTCCTGGTGGTCTGGAGGGGACACGGGACGCGAAGCAGCTGGACGACACTGCGGAGCTGCTGTGCCAGCTGCACCCCGGCCTCGTCCGGAAGCGCATGAAGACAAACAAGTCCGGAGCCATGGCTGGTGAGCGCACTGAGTTCACTGCCTACTGGAAGCGGGCGCTAGCAGAGGGGAGATCGTAATGTACACTGTCGAGGGAAGAAACGTCAACTCGACCTACAGAGAGTCGGTCAGGAAGATCAGGGAGGTCGGTCTAACGTCCGACAGCCGCAACGGTGGAGTGCTGGTGGCCAACAACCCAGTGCTGACCGTGACCACCCGTCCTCAGGAGCGGGTTCTGCTGGACGTGGGCCGGGACGCCAACCCGTTCTTCCACTTCTTCGAGTGCCTGTGGATGCTGAACGGCATGAACGACGCCCGCTGGCTGGACCGCTTCGTCGGGAACTTCTCAGAGAGGTTTGCTGAGAGCAACGGCATCTGCCACGGAGCCTATGGTGATCGCTGGAAGAACTGGTGGTCCACCACCGATGTGGACTGGTTTGACCAGCTCGAGATGGTCATCAGGCTGCTGCGCAAGAACCACCTGGACCGACGCGCAGTCCTGGCGATGTGGTCCCCCGAGCGTGACCTCGACGCGAGTGTCAACGACGTACCCTGCAACACTCACATCTACCCTCGCATCACCGGGCGCGACCAACCTGGCAAGGGTCCGTCCATGGTGCTCGACCTCACCATCTGCTGCCGCTCGAACGACATCATCTGGGGCGCGACAGGGGCGAACGCGGTGCACTTCAGCTTCCTGCAGGAGTACATGGCGGGCCGCATCGGCGTTGAGGTGGGCACCATGTACCAGCTCAGCAACAACTGGCATGCCTACAACGACACGCTGCAGGCTGTAGGTATTCCCAACAACCGCTGCCTGTACGAGAGCGGCGACGTCACCTACCACCCCATCATGAACAAGCCATCGGAGTGGGACCACGACCTTGGTCTGTTCATGCAGGACCCCAACCATTTCTGGGACTACGGGAACACATTCTTCGGAGAGGTTGCCAAGCCCATGTGGAATGTCCACAACCTGTGGCGCTCGGGCGAGCGACAGGAGGCGGTAGCGAGGGCTCGGGACAGCATCGCCGCGAGCGACTGGCGCATGGCCTGTGTCGAGTGGATGGAGCGCAGGCTGTGATAGACCCATCAACCAGCGCCCGCCTAGCGGGTCAGGTGCAGCGATACGCCACATGGCCCACCCTGCACACTCAGTCCAACGGTGAGCACACGTGGCAGGTCATGCGCATCTTCATCGAGATATTCGGCGCGCCAGCGCCGGAGGTCACCGAGTTCATGCTCCACCACGACACGACTGAGCTCATACTGGGTGATCCCCCGTTCCCCCTGAAGAGGGACAACCCAGTCCTCAAGACCATCTACACTGGGCTGGAGCCGGAGGCAGAGATGCGGATACGGGGGAGGGTGTCCCCGAGGCTACCCGAGGCCGACCGCTGGCGGGTCAAGTTCTGCGACGTGGCCGAGATGTGGGAGTTCGGGATGACCGAGGTCGACATGGGCAACCGCTACGCCGAGATGATCGAGGAGAGAACAAGGGAGGAGCTGTCACGGCTCCTCACCGTGGCCCCTGAGGGCCTGTGGACCATTCCCGCAATCGAGTGGGTGAACAGCAAGGAGAGTGAGTACAGATCATGACCGGATACAGAGAGCACATCAAGACTGTGGCTGACACCGACGTGAAGGAGGTCACCCGCAAGGACATTGAGTACGGGGCCTCCTGGCTGCGCCGGGGTGGCGTCGGAGCGTTCATGATGCTGGCCCGCAAGTGGGACCGACTGGAGACAGCGCTCGCACCACATACAGACGACCCCACACGAGCGAACGGCTCCACCGAGGCCCACCGGGTCGCGCCGTGGGACATAGTGACTGCAGCGATCGTCGATGGCCGCGAGGAAGGTATCATCGACGACATCCGAGACCTTCGGCGCTACCTGCTGCTGGTCGAGAGCGAGATCATCCGACAGCATCGCGAGGGGATCACTATCACGCTCGACCTGAATGGCAGTCTGACCTCAACTGTGCGCCCACCAAGCCAACCCAACCTGCAGAACGTCAAGATTGTCCAGCCTCTCAGCGCGACCGCGCCCCGGCGCGCGACCCACGCGGAGTTCGAGGCAGTCCGGAACGTCATCATCCCATCTGGGAGTATGAAGGGCCTCCACTGGAGCCGCATCTACAAGGAGCAGATGGAGGAGGACGGGTGGCGCTGCATGCTCGACGGGTACACTGAAGAATATGGCCGCTAAGAAGAACAGGGACCACAGGCAGCAGCCCATGGGGTTCATGCTGCCTGTGTCGGACTGGGTGGCTCCAACGAGCCCCCCGGACCTCTCCGGCTGCGACGTGGTGGCCCTCGACATCGAGACCAAGGATGACGGTCTGAAGAACAAGAAGGGGCCAGGATGGGTTTACAAGGCTGGATGGATAGCGGGTGTGTCCTACGCGACCGACAGCGGTCTGTCCGGCTACATTCCCGTGCGACACCCAGACACCGAGTGCATGGACGAGGGCGCTGTGCTGGCGTGGATCGACAGGCTGCACCGGACCAAGCGGTGCATCTACCACCGCTCTGTGTACGACCTCGGGTGGCTGACACACCAGAGAGACGTGGTCTGCCCGGAGAGACTCGAGGACACCATGATCCTGGAGTTCATTCTGGACGAGAACCAGCTGACCTACAATCTGGACGACGTCTGCAGGAGGCGCGGGGTACAGGGTAAGGACGAGCGCCTTCTGAGAGAGGCTGCAGAGGCTCTTGGATGCGACCCCAAGTCCGAGATGTGGCGGATGCCCGGCAAGTACGTCGGACCCTACGCGACACAGGACGCGGTGGCCACGCTGGCCCTCTGGCGGAAGCTGCACCCGATGCTGGAGGCACAGGGCTGCACCGAGGCGTACATCCTGGAGACCGACCTCGTCCCTATGATCATAGCCATGCGCCGCCGGGGCGTCCGCATCGACGAGGACCGCGCGCCGCAGGTGCGCAGCCGCCTGCTCCAGCAGCGCAACATGCACCTGTCCATGCTCAGCGACAAGCTGCAGATAGGCAGGCCCATCGAGATAGGGGACGTTAACTCACCCAAGTTCCTTGAGGGGATATTCAAGGCGGAGAACCTCCCCGTTCCCCGCACATCCAAGAACAACCCGTCCTTCAAGACGGAGGAGATTGAGAAGCTCGACCACTGGCTACCTGAGATGCTGGTGGGCGCTCGGAAGATGCACGATGCGGGGGAGAAGTTCGTAGGCAACTACATCATGGGCTTCATGCACATGGGACGGATACACTCCGAGATACACCAGACCAAGAGCGACAGCGGTGGAACCCGAACGACGCGCATGGCCTACTCGGACCCGCCCCTGCAGCAGATGCCCTCACGTAACGACATGATCAAGAAGCTGATCCGGGGCCTGTTCCTTCCATCGGAGGGCAAGATATGGGGCGCGCTCGACTACTCCCAGCAGGAGTTCCGGCTCATCGTCCACTTCGCGTACCTGTGCAAGATCGCGGGTGTTGAGGAGGCGGTGCGCATGTACCGCGAGAACCCCAAGACCGACTTCCACGACCTGGCAGCGGAGCTGACCCAGCTGCCGCGTAGGAGGGCCAAGGACGTGAACTTTGCCAAGGCGTTCGGCGCGGGTGGCCCAAAGTTCGCTCTGATGACAGGGATGGTCCTGGAGGAGGCGCTGTCGGTCATGTCACAGTACGACGAGAAGCTTCCCTTCGTGAAGGGCCTATCTGAGTTCACCAAGAACCGAGCCAACTTCAAGGGGTACATCAAGCTGCTCGACGGGGCGCGGTCGAGGTACGAGCGGTGGGAGCCTAGCTGGCAGGACGGAGAGTTCGTTGCTGCCTGTGACATGGACGAGGCGCAGCGGCGCATCAGGGACCCGGAGCATCCGTGGTACGGCAAGAGGCTGCGGCGCTCGGGCACTCACAAGTCCATGAACTCCCTGATCCAGGGCAGTGCGGCACGGCAGACCAAGATGTGCATGCGGGAGTGCTGGCGTGAGGGCCTGCTGCCCCTGCTGCAGATGCACGACGAGCTTGACTTTGAGTTCGACGACCGGGCCGACGCGGAGCGGGCGCAGGCCATAATGCGCGACACGGTGCAGCTGGAGGTTCCAGTGATGGTGGACGCTGAGTTCGGCACCAACTGGGGCAGGGCCGCAGCAAGTAAGGACGATGGCTACGGCGCGTCCTGGGATGAGGCATGGGACGAGATGAGGAGAGCGGCATGAGACGCGACCACTGTGGGAACTGCGAGTACATGGCTGACGGGGAGTGCAGGCGACTGCCACCAGTCACCACCCCTGTACTGATCGACAACCAGAACTGGCGCTACGACTACTTCACCAACTACCCACAGGTGCAGCACCACACTCCCTGCTGTGGCGAGTTCCGACCTAGCGCCACGGTCGATCCGAGGGTAGAATATGGCAAGAGATAGAGGAGATGAGACATGACCAAGAGAATGACCGCATCGTGGCACTCGGACAACAACGGGGACGCGAAGCCCAGCGAGTATGTCGGGCAGGAGTACTTCCATCCGAAGACTGGACACCTGTACCATGTCACTGGGTTCGGCGTGGACAGCGAGCGGGGTCTGTGGCTGCTGGCGTATGTGCGCGTTGGTGAGGAGGACGGGTTCACCTACCACCACACAATCCGCGACTTCCAGCGTGAGGGCAGGTTCCTCAAGGTGAAGACATGACTGTTGTATTCGTGAACGACGGGCTGGTGCCGATGGAGGCGTTCACCTCGTTCGGGGTGTCAGCCAAGGTCGGGGACAACCCCATTGGTGAGTTCGGCACAGGCCTGAAGATGGCCATCGCTGTTATCCTCCGCCTCGGGGGCACCATCCGCGTGTTCCGCGACGATGTGGAGTACGAGTTCTACACGCAGACGAGGGAGTTCCGAGGGAAGGACTTCGACTGGTGCAGGATGCGTCAGCGGCGCTGGCCGCAGCGGTGGCGCTCCGAGCGCCTGCCGTTCACCACCGAGCTGGCCCGCAAGTGGGAGGCGTGGCAGGCAGTACGCGAGATAGAGGCCAACTGTCGCGACGAGGCGGGGCGGAGCTTCATCGACAGGGGAGAACCAACAGAGTATGCTGGTGGTGGCAACACAGTCATAGCGGTGGACTGCGCCGAGTTCGAGGAGGCATACGGCGACCTTGGTTCCATCTTCCTGGACCGTGAGAGCGCCCGCCTCGTTCACGAGGGCACGCACTGTCGCGTGTATGCTGGGCGCTCCGACTACGTGTTCTTCAAGGGGCTCAGGGTCACCGACCTCCCGCACCCCAGCCTCTTCACCTACGAGATGAAGACAGGGGTCGACCTGACCGAGGACCGCACCAGCAAGTATCCCCACTCCGACGGGATACGCATCCTGACGGACATTGGTAGCGCAAGCTGCTCCGAGATCACCGACGTGCTGCTCAGCGTCGAGGAGGATGATCGCTTCTACGAGATGGGGCTGGACTGGGACCTGTACGCTCCGAGGAGCGGGGGGCTGATCGGGGCCATCGGGCAGGCCAAGGCTGCGGGCAGCTTCGTGTTCGGCAGGATGCTGAGCTACTACACCAGTGCGACCTACACCGAGGAGGTGACTGAGGAGACTGTGGCGGATGTCTCCCTACCCATCGGGTCATGGCTCAAGGCGGTGAGCGCACTGTCAGCAACTGACTGTGAGATATGCCACAGGGCAGCCGATGACATAGTGACCGCTGTCAGCGACGCCGGATGGGAGTTCTAGCGTCCGGCCCGCTGGGCGCGTAGACTGATCCCACTGAACACAGGAGAGACGGACATGGACGACAGAGACACCACCCCAGAGGTCATGCTTGGGCGCATCGCACTGGCAGTAATCGCCTTCTGGGCATTTGTCGTCGCTGGTGCCCTGATCGCCTGCCTAACCTGAACCATCAACAAGAAGAGAGAACTGACATGAAGAACTATATCATCAGCGCAGCAATCCTGATCGCCATGACGGCATCCGCCTCAGCAGGCGGGCGCGACGGAGGAGACCGGAACACAGCCGTAGCCGTCTCCGGCGCGCAGGCCAAGGCGTCTGCAGGCGCAGCCGCAGGCGCAGCCGCAATCTCGGCACCTACGCAGAACACCAACGTCAGCGTAGACACCCCGAAATTCACGTTCGGTGCGTTCGCCTCAATCTCGTCTATGGCGAATGACAGCTGTGGCCGTGTTGCTTTCGGCATCCCCTACTCGGCACACACCTGCAACGTCCTGCTTGAGGCAGCGGCGCTGGAGGCGGTACTGGTGCCCATCCACGGCAAGAGCAAGGCCGCGCAGATCGCCCTGTCTCACATGGTGTACGGCGACAGGACCATGCGCGACACACTGATCCGCACAGGCGTCATCCGCAAGGTCAACTAGGCCGCGCAGAGGGGTCAGCTCCGGCTGGCCCCACATCAAGGGAGACGAGAGATGACCGAACAACAGATGACAGAGTTCCCCGCCAAGCGAACGGTCTCATGGATCGACGACGAGTCAGGCGAGGTGATAGGGCGGGCGGAGTACACACTGACCAGCCTGATCCCGGCCATGCTGGCGCGGGCGCGGGCTGCGGCGCTGCTCGAGCTGAAGATGAAGTGGCAGGTTCGTGACCTGACTACGCAGGACTTCAGCCCGCCCGCCCTGGACCCCACCAGCAAGACACGCACAATCCCGATGGACCAGTTCCTGGGAATGATGAGGGACATTGAGGAGGGCAGGTGATGACCAACGCTGTCAACATTCCGCCAGCCCTGCCACCTGAGGTGGTCGAGGAGATATGGCGCGAGGTGGGCGCGGGGCCGACCAAGATACCTGACCGAGTGGTGGCCTTCATCCGGCTCGCCATCGGTCATCCGCACTACGCGAGCACCGTGGACATATCCAAGGCGCTCGGGCTGACGCACAACTTCACCAACCCGCACGTGCTGCGGGTCAAGGACGAGGCCCGCCGGGGCAGAGGGAGGTAGCATGGACATATTCGGTGACTACGAGGACGACGAGCCGCAGGACGACAGCAGGCCCACGGTGCAGATCGACGTCCTGATCCTGCACACGACGGTGCGCGCGGTGCAGGTGGAGGTTGCCTCGGGCAGCTCAGCCTGGATACCACGTGAGTCCATCCTCGGGAAGTCGAAACCGAACTTCGGGCCGGGCGACCGCCTGCGCATTGACATAACAGAGAAGATGGCAGAGGAGAAGAAGCTATGACACAGACAGTCACAAGAATGGGTGGATGCTCCGGGATAAAGACTGCGACAAGAGTGGTTGAGATACCCGACGGATGGCTTGTAACACATATGATGTCCAGCAGTATCGCTATGTCCAATGGGGCAGGTGTGTGCTGCCACGGGCACAGCTATCAGGTCAGTGACCCCGACCACACAGTGGACCCGAGGTTCTTCGGGATGGAGGAGAAGAAGCCATGACCAAGACATACGCAGTGATGGACACCGAGACAACGGGCATGGTCCACGGAGAGGACACCCTCGTCGAGGTAGCGGCTGTCCACAGTGGCGGAGCGCAGCGCCAGAGCCTCGTGTGCCCCGGTGAGAGGAGCATCAGCTTCGGAGCGATGTCCACCCACCACATCACAGACGCCATGGTGCGTACCGCGCCGGGGCCGGACGTGGCCCTGATGGACGTGCTGAACGCGGTGCCCATCTCACTCTGCTCAGACTGTGAGGGGACAGGTATCTCCGAGGGGCATCTTGAGGAATGGGACTGCAAGATGTGCCACGGAGCTGGTCTTGTCTTCGACACCAGTGGAGAGCCAACCCTGCCTGACTACCTCGTCTTCCACAACGCGGAGTTCGACCGTGGGTTCCTGCCCGAGTGGCTGCAGGCTGTCCCGTACATCTGCACGTGGCGCTGCGCCCTGCACCTCCTGCCGAGCGCAGAGAGCCACTCCAACGGCTCGCTGTGGTACGAGCTGGGGCTGGCCCACCCCATGCCACCCGAGGCGGGCAGCATGCCCCACCGGGCGCTGTTCGACGCCATCATGACAGCAGACATTCTACACTGGATGATCGACGCCATCATGGGAGACCGCACCATCATTGGTCTCGAGGAGGAGCTGCCCGACGCCGACGCCGACCGCGCCCTCCTCCACCTGCACCACCTGACCTCCTCCCCCGCCCTCCTGACCAAGTGTCGCTTCGGGAAGAACCATGGTGAGCGCTGGGTGGACCTGGACAGCGGGTTCATGGAGTGGGTCCTGAGGCAGGACTTCGACGAGGACACCAAGCACACCTGTCGCCACCACCTGCGGGAGCGGGGGAGGCTGCGCTGATGCCCCTACTGGATCACGACGCCCCAATACTGGCTGAGGCAGCGGAGCGGGGGCTGGAGTCTGAGGTGGCGTGCAGGCTGGCCCACCGAATGGCATGTGAGGGAGGCGAGCCTGAGCTGAGGGTCTTCGTCGCGATGTGCCTGCTCATCGGGGTCTGCCCCGCCTGCACCTCGGAGCGGTTCGAGGTAGATCGAGCGGGGATGCACTGATGAGCCGAACTGAGGACGTACTGGAGCGGGCCTCGCGGTCGCTGGCCGGGGTAGCGGGCGGTCTAGCTCTCTGCCTCGTCGCTCGTCGTGGGCTGTCGCAGAGCGGCGTTCGTGCGTGGGTGGTGCGCCTGCGCCGCGCGGCTGACACACTGGAGGAACTGCTGTGATCGACGGAGGGCTGCGCCCCCTGTTCCACGACAAGCTGCGGCGCGGGGTACACTGGCAGGCCATCGAGACAGGAGGCACCGGGCAGGGCATCCCGGACAGCAACGCCTGCATCGCTGGCGGGATTGAGCTGTGGGTCGAGTTCAAGTGGACCGAGGCGTGGGCGGTTGGACTCACAGCGGAGCAGTCGTCATGGCACCAGACGAGGTACATGAGAGGCGGGCGCACATTCATCGCCATCCGAAGGCAGAACGAGGGTGGCCCGCGCCGGGGAGCAGCGGTCGACGAGCTGTGGCTGGCGGAGGGCAGGCTCGCGCCCCTGCTCCGCGAGGGCGGTCTGAGAGCCGAGGGAGTGGACTTCCTGGGCGTCTGGCCTGGAGGCCCCGCCCGCTGGGACTGGGACGCAGTCCGGAACCATCTGACAGGAAACTGACTCTCCAGACGAGAAAAGGCCCGCGCCGGGGATACCGGGGCGGGCCTAAGTACGTCTGTCACGTACTGGAGGAGCTGGAGGACGCGCTGGAGTCCCTGAGAGGGGCGCGGCGCGGCTAGGGTAGCCTGGGATGGTTCTGGATCGCCTCCATGTCACCCGCCCGCAGGACGAACCAGTCGCCCTGTGAGCAGCATATCCAGTCGCCGGGCGATGCCAGTACGTCCTCGCACTGGTGGAGGACGACACCCTCCTCGTCGCCGGACCACTCGATCGGGGCCGAGTTCAGCCAGTCGATCATCTCCTCGGTTGGCTCGACCTCGCGGGCTGGAACCTGATGGCACTGCAGTGTGTCTGTGTTGATCATGACTCAATCTCCTTGTCTGTCTCTGTGTCTCTGACACGATATCTAGATGGACTGCCTCCAACGCTGACGGAGTAGGTACTCAGATCGCGCCAGAACTTCAGGCGCTCGGCCACCCTGTCCGGAGGCACGTCCCACTGCAGCCAATCCCAGGCGGACCACCTCAGCTCCGAGCTGAAGTGAGCACCATTGTAGCAGCGGCGCTGTGGGTCAGTGTTGACCCGCACCTGATCGCTCTTCTCAAGTCTCAGTGCCACCGCCCTACCCTCCCAGGACCATTACACCACCGATGAGGATGGCGACGAACGCCACCCCCACCACGAACTCCATGGCGTCGCGCATCACTTTCTCTCCTCTGGTCCGTGGCAGAATATGCAGTCGTCGTGGTCGCTGGTGTAGACGCACTTCCCGGTGGGGCTGTCATCGCAGTCCCAGCTGCCGTGGTCGAAGTGGCTCGGGCAGAGGTTGCGCTGCCCAGCGAGGTACATCTCCTTCATGATGCGCGTTGCCTCACCAAAGAGCATTGGGTCCCTCTTGCAGACCCGGTACAGCATGGAGGTTGATAGAGGCATCCCTGTGTCTGGGTCCTCAGCTGTCATCACAGCCCTCTCCGCTAGATCGGTGTTCTTGACATGTACCATCACTTCTCCTCCAGCCGGACGAAACCCTTACCCACGTCGTGGCGCACGTCGTCCATGCTCCCACCCGCAGCCACGAACTGGTCGACAGTCATGCCGACCTGATAGTGCTCGTACCGGGCGTGGGACTTGCTGCCCGACTTCTTGGGGTTCGGCTCGACGTGAGCGATGACCCGAGGGTCAGAGCGACGGACCGCGTTACCCTTGGGCGCGGCGCGGGGCGCTCGGGCCTTCTTCTCTGGCTCGGGGCGACGCAGCGTTGTGCCCACCAGCTTCTCGAGGCAGACGACGCCAATGTGGCTGGGGTCGCGGGCCATGGACATCACGACCTGTGCCTGTCCGATATTCTCCGCACCGCAGATACTGAACAGCTGGTTCCCGCTGATGCCAGACTCTGTGTCGATGACAAGGTCAGTTGCACGGCAGAGTGACGCAGCAGCGTGAGCCGCCTCGTCTGGTGTCAGCGAGGCAAAGTTCGGTTGGTACTTGGTCAGCATGGTGTTACTCCTTGGTTGTTGCCCTGTCACATCAGTGCGGGTAGGGCTCATCCCGCAGACACCCACCGGGGTGGGTGTTTCGACTATGTGATTCTCTGTATCTGGTTGCCTCTGATCACATTGGGTTCCCAGACACGAGTTGGACACACCTTGTACTCTATCAGGTGGCCCAACCCAGACTTAACTGTCTCCTCTGCCATTGCCTTGCTGGTGAACAGTGTGGCTCCGTGCGGAGATGAGGTCCAGTAGAGTGCTCCTGTGTTCCTGTCAACATTCAGGAACCTGACACCCATTGCCTTACTGAGGACATAGTATGCGGAGCTCATGCCGCCACCAGCATACCCTGGAACTCAGGGGTGCGGACCAGCCGGAGTACCTCGTCCTCACGACCGCGCAGCATGCGGGCTGTGCGGCTGGAGTGCAACGGCGCTCGGGTGGCGAAGCTCTCACTGTCGTGTGAGGCGTAGTAGGTCAGCGCGGAGTGTAGCGCGAACACGTTACTCCCCCGCACCTCAACCTCTTGCTGCATGCGGGTGAACATCTCAGCCGCTCGCTTGGCCGACAGGTTCTTCTCGAGAAACTCGAGCGCAGCGTCCGAGTTCAGAGGGGTGTGCATCATCCCCCGGATGCCGTCAATCTCCTCGTGGATGGTGCTGAGGTTCTTGGTTAGGCGGGGGAGGAAGTCCTCCGGGGTCAGTCGGGTGCTGTGGCGCTTCAGCTCACGGGTGATCTGGTTCCCGACGATCATGCCGTTGGTGCAGTAGAAGTCGATGAGGCCAGTCATGAGGCCCGCCGAGGCCGACCCGTCATAGCTGTTCCAGGCGATGATGCGCAGGCCGACCCGCGTCTCGAACTGGGAGTTCTTCAGCTCCTCAGCATAGGCGGGCAGCACATACTCACGCTGGCTCCAGGAGCCGCCTCCGCTGACGCGGTCGCGGACCTGTACGTCCCGGAACATCTCCTCCGGGATGGCCTCGTTCAGCGCCGCCTCGATTGTCCCGAACAGGTCCTCGTTGCGGAGAGGCCTGTACTTGGACGAGACGACCCCGACGAACTCGTTGGTGTCCGTCCTGACTATGGCCTTGTGGGTCTCTGAGGTGGCACACGCATCTGCTGCATGTGGGAGCTCAGGGTTGTCTGAGGCAGCGTGTGCCCCGAGGGCCATCTCCGCTATCGGGAAGACCGTCTTGCTGGTTGCGAGTCCCAGGTCCTTCTTGGGGGCCTGGAAGCCGTGGGCCTGGATCATCTCCAGGTAGTTGTTTGCGTTGTCGAGTGGCATGTCTGTTCTCCTAGTTTCGGGCGACTAGCCCATGTTGATGTTGACCCAGCGGCTGAGGCTGACCAGCGCAGGATACTGGCGCATGACTATCTCGGGGCGCTCGGTGTCGCAGATTACCGTGGCTCCCTTCACGAGACAGGTGGCCAGCGGGTCGGTCCGCTGTATGGTGCGGACCACCTGGTCCGCGTCGGCTGTGGCCCGAAGGCCCGCTGTTATCTGTGGCATGGTGTTACTCCTTGGTTCAGTTGTACCTGTCATCGACGATGTCGGTGATCATGATCTTCTCGCCCACCCTGCTGAGGTGGACGTCGTAGCGGGTTCCGTCGGCTGTGACGATGACGGTGGACATCCAGCTGATCACTCCCGACCTGTGCGTGTGGCTCAGCTCCTGCGAGATGACCCCGACGCTGTAGTTGGTTGAGTGCTCGCTGAACTTCCTGGCTATGGCCTCCTGGGCCAGCGCCTGATGCTCGTCGCTCATCTGCTGGTGGCTCATGACGCCGCCTCCTGCTGGTGTGCCCAGAGGCGCACCATGTCTCCGTAGGCGTTCAGGAAGTCCAGGTGCTTGCAAATCTGTGCCTCGCTCATGTACGGGGACAGCTTGTCAAGAGTCCTGCTCGCCAGGGCAGGGTCAACCCGCATCGGGTAGCAGTTGATCAGCTTGTATACCTTGTTGGCGATTATCGCCGCCTGTCGTTCGGTCATGGTCTTACTCCATTCTGTGGGTTGGCCCCGCTACCCTACGTGGACAGCGGGGCGGTGGAAAGTTGAGTTAGCCGATGACGACCAGCTTGCGCTCGGTGTCCCAGCGCAGGTCCTGGCGGGTGACCCCGGCCTCCAGGGCCTCACGGACCGTCATGCCCTTCTTGTAGAGAGCGAAGCGGGCGTGGGCCTTAGTCCCCTCACGCTTGGGGTTGGCCTCGACCTTGGTGATCTTGGCGTCGTCGGCGTGGACAGCCCGAGTGCTGGTGGCTCGCTTGGCGATCAGCTCGCCCCACTCACCGTTGCAGCCCAGGCAGGCCCACTTGGAGGTCTCATGCTCAGCACCGTCGCCGTGCATGCTGTGTCCGTTGTCGCAGTGGTTGATGCCGCAGTGTGGGCACAGGGCTGTGTCGTGGTCAGCACCGAGACCGAACTGGCCGAGTAGCTCCAGCTCCTCAGGGGTGTACTCCTTAGCAACCCTGTTCTCGTTCCAGGCGTCCGAGTCAGCGGGAGGCATGTCGTCCATGACGTCGTCAGGGGTGTATGTGTAGAGGCCCGACCCGTCCTCGGCGTCGGCCCAGACAAGGTTGCGCTCGTCGCAGGCTGCGTCGAGGCGGGCCTCACCCTTGGACTTGCTGGCGAACTTCTTGACGTCCGACCCGGTGATCTCGTTGTAGAGGGTGGCCATCTGTGTGATTGTGTAGGTCATTGGTATTACTCCAGTTGTGTGTTGCCCTGTCACATCAGTGCGGGTAGGGCTCATCCCGCAGACCGCCCGAGCTGGGCGGTTTCGACTTAAAAATTCACTTCGTAGACTCGCTTGCCTGCTCGAGACACCTTACTGCGGAGAACCTTGGCCCGAGTCATCCGGGTCAGTACGGTTTGGACGTTTCCGGCGTCCAGTTCTGTGAGACCTCCGAGAGCAGACCCAACTTTGTTGACCCTCTCCGGAGTAAACTGCAGCGCCCACATCGCCCGGATGGCCTTCTTGACACAGAATATTGTTGAGTAGAGGTCGTCTGTGGCCTCAAATCCGTCCAGAAGCTCAAGGGTCTTGGCTTCGTCGTCGCTGCGTGTTTTGTAGTTGTCCATGGTGTTACTCCTTGGTTGGGGTTTGTAGTCAGAGGCCCCGCTACGCTAACGCGTGCGGGGCCTGTGGTTACTAACCTTTGGGTGTACGCTGCCGGAAACCAGTTGGGTATAACGCGCGTGGTTCAAGCCTGCGGGCCGCGTCGTACCAACTACCGTGCCCGTATTCGGGCTTCGCTGTCAGCGGGGTAGTTATGCTTGGGCTACCCGTCCCGTCCGTCTCTCGTACAATCAATGTAGGACAACCCTCAACATATGTAAAGTCCCCTCGTGACGATTATTCAAACAAACGTGCAAGTGACCGAAACTGTTAGTGCTTTTGTTTGCCCCGCTCCGCCCCTATACTGAGTTCTCTGTCACTGCCTCACTAAACCTAGGGTCGGCCTCTCACGAGGTCGGCCCATTTTTATTGGATTATTGGATTTACACGTGCGCCGGCGGAGGCCTGCGCGCGGGTCGCGCGAGGCAATAAGCAATAATCCAATAATCAACTCCGCAACCCACTGAAAACAGGTCGTAAAATCATTATTGGATTTTTATTGCTTTTTAGGTCGTGTGTGCGGGGGAGGTATCTGAGTACCTCTCAACACTCGCACGTGTACAGACTACCCTCCCCCCGGCTCCCGGCGTACCCTTGGGCCGAACGACAGACAGGAGTGACCATGCGACCCAGTTTCAGCTACAAGACCAAACCCTACAGGCACCAGACCGAGGCGGAGCGACGCGCCGCTGGGCGGGCCTTCTTCGCCTTCTTCATGGAGATGGGGACTGGCAAGACCAAGGTGATCATCGACGAGATGTCCCGACTGTGGTGTGAGGGCCTGATCGACTGCGCCGTCATATACGCGCCGAAGGGTGTGTACCTCAACTGGATCGCTGAGCTGCAGGTCCACATGGGTATCCCGTACCACGCGCTGCCGTGGGTGTCGGGTGGAGGCAACAGGGAGCAGCAGCGCGAGCTGGCCCAGCTGGTCGAGCCGGACGACACCCGACTCCGCATTCTCATCGTCAACGTCGAGGCGCTGTCAACTAAGGGTGTCGCGCTCAAGTTCGTGGAGAGGTTCTGTCAGTCGGGCAGGTCGTACCAGTCGCTGGACGAGTCCACCGTGGCCAAGAACCCCACCGCGACCCGGACGAAGAACCTCGTCAAGCTGGCTACAGTCGCAGTCTACAGGCGGATAGCCACAGGCTCCCCCACGCCCAACTCGCCCCTCGACCTGTTCTCCCAGTTCGAGTTCCTGCAGTCCGGGTCGCTCGGGCACCGCTCCTACTTCAACTTCAAGAAGAGGTACGCGGTACAGCAACAGAAGATATTCGGAGGCAGGCGGGTCAACGTCGTCGTGGGATACAGGAATATCCCTGAGCTGAAGGAGGCGGTCGAGCCGCACAGCTACCGCGTACTGAAGGAGGACTGCATGGACCTCCCGCCCAAGGTGTACCGGATGCTGAACGTCGACCTGACGGACGAGCAGTCGCGGATGTACCGGGCGATGCGGGACAATGCCTTTGTGGAGTTTGAGGGAGGGTTCACGAGTAGCACACAGGCCATCGTGACGCTCACGCGCCTGCAGCAGATCGTGTGTGGACACATAGCCGACGAGGATGGCGATGTACACAGCATCAAGAGCAACAGAGTCAGTGCTATGATGGAGGACCTGGAGGGGGTGAGCGGGGGGACCATCGTGTGG